TCGTTATGTCGTGTCCGTCTTGGCAAACCTTAAGTTCAAGTCCCCGAGAAACTTCTTCAAGCTTCAGGCCATCGCCTAAGTCCAACCCCCAAGCAAGGAATAAAGACAGATGAGTACTCTCACTGCTGATCCCCAGTTCGGCCGAGGCCACACGCTTGGTGGTGGAAAGGCTGTAACCTTTCAGGAATACCCGTTCAAGAACGTGGTTGGTGTCGAGAAGGTTTTCACGGACGTTGAGCCCCGCAACGGCCTGAACCTTACCAATCGCAGCGTTCGGTGTATTGCCCTCCGTAACCGGACGAGTGCCACCCTGCTCCCGGGCCAGCTTGTTGCCTTCTCCGTGGAAGAGGCGATTGGTCTTGCCACTGCCACTGACCTTCAGGTTGGTGTCGTGGACGAGTACCTGCCGACCTCGGGCTGCAAGGTTGACGATGTGTGCTGGGTTGTGGTGAACGGCCCGACCGCCATCACGACCGCCGCCACCCCGGCCCGTGGTGACAAGCTTGGTGTCGGTGCCGGTGGAAACGCCGTGGCCGGTTCCGGCCTCGGTGTCGCCATCGCTCCGGTTGCCAACGGCAGGGTTCGGGCCTTGGTGGGTACGAGCTACTTCAGTGCCGTTGCCCCGGTTGCTGGTGCTGGCACGGTCTGGCCCGCCCCTCGGTTCCTCCCCGGTGAAGAGCCGGTCGATGACGATGCCGACACCGACGCCGACGATGACACCAATCCCTGATTGAAAGATCGTTCATGTCATCCTTTTTGACGCAGCAGAACCTCATCCTTTGTGTTGGGGTTTTGCTGTTACTGGCCCCGGTCATCAAGACCCTGATTGTCAGCTACCTCAGGCCCGGGGCTCCGGGCGTGGGTGACTTCCAGAAAAGAGTTGTCTGGGACCTCCTGACCTTGAACGACAAGCTTCAGGCCAAGGGTCACGACAAAGCTTCTGAAATCTGCAAGGACCTGATCATCAACTTGGTGACCGGCCAGAACGAAGACCCCAAGGCTTCCATCTCACAGAAGGTCGTTCAAGCAGCGAAACGAGCATGAGATGTCGAGATGGTCTGCCGGAATCGTCCTTGTGGTTTATGCCCTCACGATGACCGTGGCGGTAGTGACCCCGATCATCGAACAGAGCCAGACTTGCTGCCCAGTACCCAAAAAACCCACCAAGCCCCCGAGCTTGGGCAACCCATACGAGATGGAGGTGATCAATCTAGTCAACGCCGAACGCACCCAAAGGGGTCTTCGGCCGTTGAAACCTGATCCGACCTTGATGGCAGCGGCCAAGCATTGGAGTCGCCATCAGGCATATCGAAACAGGATGTATCACAGCAGGATGGGCTACGGTGAAAACGTGGCCTACAACCAGAAGACCCCTTACGAAGTCCAGCGAGACTGGATGAATTCCCGAGGCCACAGAGCCAACATTCTCAGCCAGCGTTATTCCCAGATTGGTGTTGGCGTGGCCTACAGCAATCGTGGACAGCCCTACTGGACCCAGACCTTTCGATAGTCCCTAGCCCCAAGAGGTAGCCATGAAGAACAAGTACGTCATCCTTTCGGTCTCGTTTGTCCTCGGTCTCGCCTTTGCCGGTGCCGTCGAGGCTGGCAACTGCCACGGCACCAAGAAGGCCACCCCGGCTGCGGTGACCGTCGAGCAGGACGTTATTGTTGCTCCCGGCGTCGAGGTCCGCGAGTCAGTCACGGTCGATGTCCCCGGTGATGTTGTGGTCAGCGAGAGCGTTACGGTCGGCGGCCCCGTTGCCCCGCCTCTCGGTGTCCATGCCACCCGGAAGGACGCCCGCCGGGAAAAGAAGGCCACGATTGCTGCGGCCAAGTCGGAGCGGAAGGCAGGTCGATACGCGAAGAAGACCTACGAAGCTGACCACGAAGCGTCCGTTCAGGATGCCGTGAAGAAGGCTTACGACTCCAACTGATTTGGCCCGCACCACCCCGGGGAGCTTCAGCAGCCGGTACTGAGGCTCCCCGGGAGACCGGCACACACAAGGGGGAAAGGACGCCCCTTTCTTTTTTTATAATGAGCGACACCATCCGCCAGCTTCTGATGGAGAGGCAGGGCCGCCGCCCGATTGATCTTGATACGGCGGCCAGCCTCGGCATGGATCGGGCCAAGGGCTTGGACCGTTTTGAAGAACAGGTCAGCCCCATCCCCGGACCCGAAGGCGGTCTGTCGAGCCTGTACGAGGCCCTCATCGGGAACTCCATGGCCCGCCAGATTCTGGAGCAGTACATGAACGGGGCAGAGCGAAACATCCAGCAGTCGCTCAATCAGGGCGACCCAAGCCAGCTTATGCGTCCCATGATCTCTTCTGTCATGCAGCTTGACAGGTGAACCATGTCAGAACTCACTCCCCCGCAGATGACCCAGCGGCAGTGTACCGAGTGTGGCAAGGTCAAGAAGCTAGACCCCAAGAACTACGCAAGGCTCCCGGGAACCCAAGACGCCTACAAGCTGATCTGCAGAAAGTGTCAAAAGGAGCAGGCCCGGAAGGCAAAGCTTTCTAAAATCGAGAACGCTGCCGTTGATGCGTTTGTCCAGCAGACGATCAAGGGTGGTGCCAACATCCCCCATACGGCTGAGCTTCTCGAAAGCCTGATGCACTACTTCGGGGGCGTGAACGGGTTTGCCAGCATTGCCATGAAGCAGTACTGGGACTCGACTCCGGGCAGCAGGACCAGAAGCTCCATCTTGGAAATGATCGTCCGTCTGGCCGCCAAGAACACCGAGCAGGGCGGGGCCAAGAAGCCCATTCAGCTTTACTCCGAGGAGGAACTGGAGTCGGAGATCGACGCCCGCCTCAAGCAGGCTGTCATCACTTATTCAGGAGGGTACATCAATGTCCAAGCGGAAGAAGAAGTCCCAGCAGCCGCCCTCCCCTCTCCCGACAGTCCACAGCATTTCGAGCTTCCAGCGGGAGGAATTGAGGAGCTTGCAAGGCGAGCTTATCGACAGGCGGATGGAGTCCTTGCGGCTCTACAGGCCGACTCCAAAGCAGTGGGAGTTCCACCAGTGCCTGTCCAGTGAGACCCTCGTAATCGGTGGCAATCGCTCAGGGAAAAGCCTTTGCAGCTTTATAGAAGACGCATGGGCCGTCACTGGAACCCACCCCGTCGAAGGCAAGTACAGAAAAGAAGGCGGGAATCTCGTTGTCATCGGGGCCAACTGGAAGCACATCGGATTGGTGGTAGTGCCCTACCTGTTCAAATCCGGGGCTTTCAAGATCATCAAGGACCAGAAGACCGGCCAGTGGCGGTCCTTCGATCCAGTGGCTGACGCTGACCGGGCCAAAGAAGCCAAGCCCGCCCCGCCGCTGATCCCGCCCCGAATGGTGAAAAGCTATTCGTGGCTCCTGAAGTCCGCTGGATACCTCAACTCCTGCGAGCTTCACAATGGCTGGACAATCTATTGCTTTAGCTCAGAGGGAGATCCCCCTCAAGGGTTCCAAGCCGACAGGGTGCATATTGATGAGGATCTCAATAATGAGCAGTGGGTCCCTGAAATGCAGGCAAGGCTCGCAGACCGCAAGGGAAGGTTTTGCTGGAGTGCTATGCCCCATTCCAAGAATGAAGCCCTGATAGGTCTGAATGAACGGGCAGAGCGAGCAGAAGAGACCGGCAACATCGACATCAAGCGGTTTGTGCTGAGATTTTTAGACAACCCCCATATCGACACCGAAGAAAAGCGGAAGGCCATAGAAAGATGGTCGGCCATCGGGGATGACGTTCTTCGCCAAAGATCAGAGGGCGAGTTCACGACCGACAGCATTCTGGTTTATCCGAACTTCAACCTTTCGGTCCATGGGTACGAACGGGACCTTTTGCCCAACGGGACAGTCCCAGAAGACTGGTGTCGGTACGCCGTGATCGACCCCGGCCATGCTGTGACGGCCGTCCTGTTTGCGGCTGTTCCACCCAAGGAAGAGTTCGTCCTGTTGTATGACGAGCTTTACATAAGGAACTGCAACGCCCTCATATTTGCGGATGAGTTTCGTAAGAAGGTGGAAAAGCAGATTTTCCATGCCTTCCTCATTGACGCTCACGGGGCCCGGCTGACGGACATTGGTTCAGGGAAAAGCCCTCAGGACCAGTACACAGAGCAGCTCTCAGCTCTCAACGTCCGGTCTACAGCCACGGGGTCCAGCTTTATTCCGGGCTCCGACGATGTTCAGGCTGGGCTCCATGCAGTCAGAAATATGCTGCACATCCGTCCTGACGGCTCCACCAAGCTTCGGTTCCTGCGAAGTGCCATCCCCAACATGGAGCGGGAAATCAAGCGGTACAAGAAGAAGGTGGCCTACATCGCCGGGACCACGGTGGTGACCGACGAGCCCAACCGCCGGGGAGAGTTTCATCTGGTGGACTGTCTTCGGTACCTGTGTGCCTACCAGCCCGAGTACCACAGGCCCGAGAAGAAGGTCGAGGAACCTTGGTGGGTTGAGTGGCACCAGAAGAGAGAGCGGCAAAAGAACAGAGGGGGTGCCGTGTATCTGGCCCCGGCTTCATACACAGAGACATGGATCGCCTGACGAATGACCGTTGATGGGCAAAAAACGGCCAATACAGTTGGGTAGTTCTGGCAAGACGCAATCTACAAGGAGGAGATCATGGAAAACTTTCACATGCCCGAGTTGGCGGTTGGTGACATGGTGATCTGGTACTCGAACCCGATGTCGCCTCAGGACGGGGCTATGGGGTGGATTTCGAGCAAGCCGGGCACCCAGACCGTCAAAGTTTTGATCTGGGCCGAAGAAGCTGGTTTTGTCGAGAAGCCCTCTGTTCGCCACCGGGATGACCCGTTCTGGAAGACCAACGAGACAGCTTCGGCATGGGGTAAGTGGGGGTGCTTCGACCTTCACCCCAACACCAAGGCTCTGAAGGAAATGCAGACGCTGCTCACCAAGTCCAAGATCGAAGCCGCAAAGAAAAAGGCAGAGGCTGCGTAGCCTGAAAAACCATGGACGATCAGCAGCTTTCCACGGATGCTTCTCTGGACTCCCCGAACGGGGGCGGCCTGCCGCCTCTCCCCGAGGACCAGATGTCCGGGCAGAAGATGGAGGAAGCCCTTCGGGCCATCGCCACTTCATGGCTTGAGAAGATCAAGCAGTCCGACAAGCACAAGAGACCGTTCAACGAAGACGCCAAAGAGGCCATGAACTTCTTTGACGGCAACGGTGACTGGTTTTGGAAAGACCGAGACAAGGGAGTGACGTTCTCCAAGATCGCACCCCCCAGCTTTCGGATGTGCATAAACAAGGCTTTCGAGGCCGTGAAGCTGTTTGGGAGTGTGATTTATGCCCGCAACCCCGTGCGGACTGTCACTCCGAGGAACTTCCCGGTGGTGTCCCCCGTGGCCCTTGGCATCGACCCAAGCCAGCCGCCCCAGATGGACCCCATGACCGGGATGCCGATGCCCAATCCGGCGGTGGACACGTTTGTCCAAGTCTCCAACCAGATCGGCATGGAGGAAGATCGGCGGAAGACCATCAGCGGGCTGGTAGAGGCGTACCTGAACTACACGCCAGTCGAACTCAACCTCAAAGAGCATTCCCGCCGGGTGGTGGACGAGGCTGTGATCAAGGGCCTTGGTGTGTGGTGGACCGAGCTTGTCGAGCTTCCCGGAGTGGACAACAACACTTACGGGATCGTGGGTTCGTTTGCTGATTCCTGCGACAACATTCAATGGGACCCAGACGCAGACGAGCAGGAAGACATCCTTTGGTGTGCCCGCAGGTGCGTTCACCCTGTTGACCAAGTAGCCCGCAAGTACGGCCTGAACAGAGAAGACCTGAAGGGCCACCTTGAGTCCTACCTCGCCCGCTCCCAAGAGCAGGACCGGGACTACAAGAACAAGAAGCGTAACGGAAAGACCAACGACCTCATTGTTTATTGGAAGATTTGGTCCAAGACCGGATTTGGCCACACGCTCAAGGGGGCACCCAAGGAGTTTGCCCAGACCTTCGATTCACTGGGGGACAACTGCTACGTCGTTGTGGCCGAGGGCGTGGACTTCCCGCTGAACGCCCCCAAGGACATAGCCATGGAGGAGCCCGACGAAACTGGCCTCCCCAACACGCTGTTCACCCGCACCCGCTGGCCGATCCCGTTCTACGCGGACAGCAACAACGGCTGGCCTTTTGTGGCCCTGCAGTTCCACCGCAAGCCCGGTTATTCGTGGCCCATCAGCCACTTGAAGCCGGGTATGGCGGAACTCAAATTCTTGAACTGGGCGTTGTCGTTCTTGGCAACCCGGATAATGACCTCCTGCAAGACGCTGGTGGGGGTCAACAAAGCCGCCGAGCAAGACCTGAAGGACCAGCTTCTCAAGCACGAAGAGGGCGGGTTCTCCCTGATTGAGCTTTCCGAAACCCTCGGCCGCTCCGTGAACGATGTGGTGTCTGTCTTCCAGATGCCAACCGTCACCCCTGACATCTGGCAAATCATTCAAGCCGTGTCGGATATGTTCGACAAAAGAGTGGGCCTGACCGAGCTAGTTTTCGGAATGACCCGCAATCAGTTCAGGAGTGCCGCAGAAGCACAGGTCAAGTCCGAGCAGATTTCGGTAAGACCTGATGACATGGCCAACGCCCTCGAAGACGCCATGAGTCTTCTGGCTAGGCGGGAAGCACTTGCCGCTCGGTGGCTCCTCCAGCCAGAGGACGTTCAGCCCGTCCTTGGCCCCCTTGGTGCCGAGGTGTGGCAGCAGCAAATCCAGAACATGGACTTGTCTCAGGTTGCCCGCGAGTTTGACTATCGGATCGAAGCTGGCTCTGCCCGAAAGCCGAACAAGGCTGGCCGGGTCGAGCAGATGCAGATGGCTCTCCAAACGCTGGGCCCGGTCCTTCAGGGCCTTATCCCCCAAGGCGTCGTTGGACCTTTCAATGCCTTGATCACCGACTGGGCCAAGTCCCTCGACATTGACCCCAAGGCATACATGGTTCCAGAGCCACCCCCGCCGCCGCCCCCCGGTCCAGCCCTCCCGGCCCCTCCTTCCGGTGATGCGGCACCTCCTCCCGAGGCAAGCGGCGGCGGGGGTCCTCCAATGCCACCTGAGGCTGGCCCACCCATGCCACCTGATCAAATGCCACCGGAGCTGATGCCGTGAGCAGTTTGATTAGGGCCTTGGCAAGTTCAGCCCGAAAAGCACCCAAGCCTGCAAACCCGAAGGTCTCTGCCCCCTCCGGTGTACCGCAGACGTTCTACCAATCGGGCAGTCATGGAGGAGGAGGCGGATGAAGCTGCCCCACGAAATCCAGAACGCTCCCAAGCACGTTCAGGATCACTACACGAAGATGGTGAAGGCCGGGCAGTCCGAGTCTTTTGCCGCCATGTGTGCCCTCCAGCAGCCGCCCGGCACGAAGGGCCTCGACCGCAGCTTCTTTGAAGGTCGGCAAGACGGCAACTGGATGGACGCCCTCCCTCCCCGGCAGGCCCGATGGATGCTAAAGGCCGCCAAGGAGTCCGGTGTCAATGTTTCGGGGAAGTACTACGTCGGTGGCATTGCCGACAAAAGAGGTGCTTCTGACCCTGAGGCGTGGGTTTCCTCGCTGGATGACATCAAGCGGGTGGCGAAGAAGAGGAACATAAACCTCAGTGGAGCGGTCAATTACCAAGGCTTTGAAGAAGCACCCCTAAGCAGAGCCCTGAACCCAAAGATCGCCAGAGAGCTTGCCCGCAAGGAGGTCGCCCAGAATCCGGGGCTCTCCATGAAAGATGCTCTTGAGAAGGTCAAGAAAAAGCACTCACCGCACTGGAAAGCCAAGCGGTCATAAAGCCAAGTCTCGTTCGGGTGAGTTGCGGACATAAAAGGGACTAGAAGCCCTTTTGGCCATCCGAGGCTCCCATGAAGATTGAGCGAAGCTGCGGCGTCATGCCCGTCAAGATCACGACGGACTTGGATACGTCCAAGATCATCCCCTTCAACGCAGGAGCAGGGGCCACCCTCTATGTGGTCTCTGGCGACGGCACGATCACTTGGTACGGCAAGGTGGACCCGGATGGGGATTCCTTTCCCTTGCACGACTCCAGTGGCAATGCAGTCACCACGGATGTCACCGAAGGCAACGCTTTTGAGCTTCCTTCAGCACTCTTTGCCTGCCCCTATGTGGTTGGCGAAGGGGCGGATGTCACAGGCTTTATCAGCGTGAGTGGGTGATGGCAGAAGACCAAAGGCTCCTGCGGCCAATCAAAGACCCGAAAACTGGTGGCCCAGTGCCGCCGCCGCCCCGAGTAACCAACCGGCTTTTGACGGAATCTCTGGAAGTTATTGCCGCCGAAAACGGAGTTCCGCTTCGGAAAGAGTGATCCATGCCAGACGTAAAAATCAGCCAACTGCCCACCGGCACCGTGACTGCGGCGAGTGTTCTTCCCGCAGTCAATGGCGGCACCACTCAGAAGGTCACCGTCCAGCAGATTCTCGACATTGTCGGAACCGTTCAAGGCCCCAAAGGCGACAAGGGTGACAAAGGAGACAAAGGAGAGCCCGGAGTTGATGCTGCTGCCGCCTTCGATGTCGCCAAACCGATCACGCATTCCTCGCCTGAGGTCACGACCCAGACTGACGGTCAACCCATAGGTCTCTCGCAAGACGGCGTGAACTTCTATCAGCCCCTAATCGTTGGTGGCATCCCGATCATCGTGAACGGCAAGCGGTTCCTGCTGCCACTTATTGAGGAATAACGTCATGCCTGCACCAGAACGCCAGCAACCGCACCAGCCCTACTCCCTCGCCATCAAGCCCCTCAAGGGAATTGTCGGCTACTACAGCGACCTTGAGGTGGATGCCCTTCTGGCGGCTCTCCCCGGTGGCGGGTCAGCCGTTGACCTGTCTGCCTATGCGACCACCGAGTATGTCGATGGGGAGATTGCCACTGTCTATTCCAAGGCCGAGGTGGATCAGCTTCTTGTCGCCCTGTCTTCTGGCGGCACCATCGACCTTGCTGGGTATGCAAAGGTCGAGGAACTTCCTGAAGTCTTTGAGCAGGAATCCGCTCCCGTTGGCAAAGACGGAGACTTGTGGCTTGCCCCCGCTACGGGAAAGGGTGCTGAAGGCGAATCAGTCACTACCGACCTCGCCGTTCCGATCACCCAAGAAATCCAGAAAGTTTTGGCTTCCCAGCCCAAGACCATGACCGAGCCAGAGGTCAAGTCTATCGTCCGCACGATGATCGCTGGTGGGAAGACTCCACCACCCGACTTCGACTGGACCCCGCTTGTTGTCAAGCAGGGCGCGGGCCTGATCGAAGCCAAGCAAACCAACGGTGTCCTCCTTCTCAGAGGCGAACTGGTTTTCACCTACTCGTCCCCCGGCACCTACACGACCGTCCGCACTCTCCCCGCCAGCTTGCCGAAGCCGCTGGTGGATTGCAGCGCGGTGGTCACCGGCAAGGAAAACAAAGTCGCCTTCCGGTTTGTGTCGGTCACCCTGACCACTTCTGGTGACCTCAACGTAGTGGCCAGCGGCGGCAAATTTACCCATGTTTCCTTCGACGGAATGATCGCTTATGTGTGCTAAACAGCTTTACGTCAAGTCAAACGGTCAGTGGGTTGCAGCCGGTGGTGCTGGCGGCTCAGTGGACACGACTGGTCTGGCGACAGAGCAGTTTGTCACCGATGCCATTGCGGCCATCCCGGCAACGGACCTGACGGGTCTGGCTACCCTCACTGACTTGAACGACGCTCTGGCTACGATCCCAGAGTCGGCCATTACCCTCCATGAGGGTGCGGTGCCTGACGCTGGGGCCGAAACGCCTCAAGGGCTGGAAGATGCCTTTGCCGTTCTGGATGACGGGCTGCACTACTTCAAGGACGTTGGCACCCTTGTGTCCATTACGCGGCAGGAATACCAGACCACGATCACGCTCACCGGCCAATTGAGTTCCTTCGCCAAGATCGTCAAGTCGGAAGCGGGTCTGCCCACTCCCCAAAATCCGTCCATGATCGTCATGCAGACGGCTGAAGGCCAATGGCTCAAGCTGACCAGCGATGAGTTGAACAAGCCTTTCGGCAATCCTCAGAGGGTGGACATCTTCGCCCTGACCGGCGGCACTGTTGACCTCTCTGGCTACTACACCAAGCCAGAGGTTGATGCGGCCCTCGACCTCAAGGCAGACAAGACCGACACCTACACCAAGACGGAAGTTGACGTTGAGCTTGACACCTACTTCCAGCAAGCTGATTCCAACTTGCAATTGGTGGCAAAGACCTTTGGCGATTCCATCGCCCTCAAAGCCGACAAGTCCGACACCTACAACAAGTCCGAAGTCGATGCCAAGCTGGATGCCGACAAGGACTTCAGCATTGCCAACGACAACGTGCTTCTGGCAAGCATCACCTCTCTCCAAGAGATTGTTTCCAATCTGGGCGGCGACATTGGCACCGGCCAGATTGACGTTTTGGATGCCATCCGGGATGTCGAGATCGAACCCTCTGCGATCAAGTTCACCGGGGATGCCATGTCCCCGATTGCGTGGAAGGGCGGCTTGTCTCTGGCCCCAGTCAAGGAAGGCGACAACTGGAAGCTGGGGTGGAACGACGGGGGAATTGTCAGCCATCTGGCAACGCAAGCTGACCTCTCTGGCTATGCCCCGATTTCCACAACCACGCTCATCACCACCCAGCTTCAGGCAGTCTTCGACAGCATCTACACCCGGGCAGAGAGCGATGATCGGTATGCCAAGAAGGCCGACAACACCCAGAACTTGGTAGTCAACGGCATGGTCGCCAAGGGCTACACCTTTGGTGATGCCATCTCTACGAGCAATCCCGGCTTGGTCTACACCGACACCAATGAGGGCTACGGCCCCCGTCTTGTGCTTGATACCCCGGGCGGCAAGGAACTGATCCCGTATCAGTCTGACTTTGAGCCCATCAAGGAGCGTCTGACCACGCTGGAGAGCAAAGCCGCTCCGACCGTTGACCTGTCCCCCTACATCACTCAGGTGGATGCCGACGCACGTTATGGTGCCCGCACCGCTGAAGCAGTGTCCCTCTTGCAGGTCCAGCTTCAATCAGTCTTCGATAGCATCTACACACGAGCCGAAGCTGATGATCGGTACGTCCTCAAGTCGGACCTGACCGCAGTCTGGGCAACCAAGGCGGAAGTGTTTGGGTACGTCGATACCAAGACCTACACGAAGGATCAGGCCGACGCGAAGTTCCTGACGCTGGCCGATATTGGCATCCTCGTGCAGAAGGACGAACTGGCCCCGTATGCAAAGACGGCAGACACCTACACGAAGCCGGAAATCGACTCAAAGCTGGCGGTTATCAACCCGATTGCCTCGCCTTCGATCAACGATCCTGCCTTGGCCGCTTTCAAGAAGTCTGTGTTGGATGAGGTGAAGCTGATGCTGGTGGGTGGCACCAAGGCACCACCGCCCGACATTGATTGGACATGGATGGTGCGCATGGATGGGGCGAGGGAGTCTGTCTCTACCGAGATTCAAGCGAGGATGATCGGTGGCTTCATTGAACTCAAGGGCACCCTGTCATTCGGTGCTGGCAGCGGCTCGTGGGTGCCGCTGCGTCTGCCGCCACAGTTTCCGCTGGCGGAACTTGAAGCCAGCTATCCGCTTGCCATGCGGCTCGTTGGGACTGCCGTTACCTATGGCTTCTGCACCGTTAGCAATAAAAACCGCGACATTTCATGCAGCCCCGGCGCACGATCAAGCGAGGCAACATTCTCTGGCATTCGCTGGAAGGCGGCTTACTAACAATGAGTTGCTGCCACTGCCACAAACCGAGCCAGCCTGCCAAATGCCCTGAATACAGGCGCATTCAGTACCGGCGTGACACGGCGGCAAACTGGACTTCCAAGAACCCTCCGTTGGCTGAAGGTGAGTTTGGTTACGAGACCGACACCCTCAAAGCCAAGATCGGTAATGGCAAGGATCGGTGGGAAGACCTCCCCTACTGGCCGTCCAACGATGCTGTTGTTGGTGATAACCACATTGTTTCTGACGTTGAGCCGCCGCCGGGTGAGCTAGGCCAAATTTGGATTCAGCCCAATGCGGTGCCGCCGGGGTTCGATGAGGATTCGCCCATTGAATACTCCAGCCCGCCGGTCGAGGTTCAGTCCAATGGTGACCCAATCGGCCTGTCGGAGGATGGTCTGACGTTCCACCAGCCGCTCATCATCGGGGCGATCCCAGTGAAGATTGCTGGCGTCGAATACCTCATTCCCATCATTGAGAAATAAACGATGGCTATTGCTCATTTCTGGGATGGCACAGCTTGGAAGCCCATTTCCGGTGGAGGTGGCGGCGGCGGGGCTCCCGGTCCCGCAGGCCCGCAGGGTCCGAAAGGCGACACTGGTGAGCGCGGCGAAGTCGGTCCTGCCGGTCCCGAAGGCCCCCCGGGTCAAGACGGCACTGGTGTAGGCATTCCCGGCCCTGAAGGTCCGCAGGGTCCAGAAGGCCCTCCGGGGCGTGATGGAGTTGATGGCTCTCCCGGCAGGGATGGAGTCGATGGAGCCCCGGGTGCCGATGGTCAACCGGGGAGGGATGGTGTCGATGGTGCCATTGGCCCTCCCGGCAACAATGGAGCGGACGGTGCTGATGGGGCTCCGGGCCGTGATGGAGTGGATGGTGCCAAAGGTGACAGGGGTGACCCGGGCAGCGATGGAGCCAAGGGAGACAAAGGCGATCCCGGCCCGACCGTTGTTTCAGCCGATGCCGGTAACTTTGCCAAGCTGGGGACCGATGGGTACTTGGTGGTCCCGCAGGCCGATTTGGATGACCGCTATGTTCTCGTCGCCGGGGACACGATGACCGGCCCGCTGGTGGTGACTGCGGCTCCGGGTCTGGAGGCAGACGCGCTCACGATCTCCACCGACTCCGGTGATTTGCTGTACTTCGGCGTGAAGGAGAACCCCGGGCGGTTGGGTGCCGATGCCGTGATCTCCACGGTCAACACCACCCTCTCTGGCAACAACCAGCGCACCACGCTGGCAACATTCACCGCTGATGGTCGCACCATATTCGGCGCGGACCCAGAGAATCGGGAGAAAGCCCGCGTTTACGTTGACGAATCCAACTACGGTGCGGCCTATTACGCGCGCACCCAGCACAAGCTTCCTAACGGCTTGTACGCAATGGACACGGGTTTCACGTTCACGGGCACGAGCAATTTCTTTGCCGTGGCCTACCCGACCGTACCGGGTGCAACTGATGTAAGCACCACTAGCGTTTCGGGCGTTTCAGTTCTTTGCCAGCGCAATGCCGTCGCGGATGACGCTGGCACGATGAGTGTCAACGTCAACGGCATTGGCCTTCAGTACGGTCACAGCAATTTCAGCAGCACGTTCGCTGGCACGACTGCGAATGTTTCTGGTGTGCTTCTGCAAGGTGCCGTCCGCTCTGGGACGGTCACGAACTATGTCGATCTCCAGATTTCCCCTGTCGGTACTGGCGGCACGATCACGAACAAGACCGCCATTTTGCAACTGGACACCACTAGCCGAAGCGCATTCCTGTCTCGCGTAGGAATCGGCCAGTTCCCCAATGCAACCCGGATGCTCGACGTTACCGGCGACGTTCAGTTCATCGGCAACTTCACCGTCACCACTGGCACCACGGTCAGGTTCCCGGCCCGCGCGGTTAACGCTGACTGCCTTGGGCCGCTCACCATACGGATTGCCAGTGCCGACACCACCCTTGCCCTGACTGATTGCAGTCGCGCGGTCCTCAACGCCAGCACTGCCGCCGGGACGGCTACCTACACGATCCCCGACAACGCAACCGTTCCGATTCCGATTGGGTCTGTGATCCGCATCTACGATTGCTCCCGCCTTGGGACAACCGCACTGCAAGGCGCGGCGGGAGTGAACCTGTTCTGGCGGAATGCCGCCGGGGCACAGACGGGTGGTGCGGCTCAAACGCTCACGCTCCCCGGTGAACTCAACTTCGTGGAACTCATCAAGACCGGCACTAACACTTGGTACGCCTTCGGAGACACCAAATGATCCCGGACGAGAAGTGGTGGGAAGACATCCCCGACCCCGCCATCGCTGACGCGGAGTGGGAAGCAAAGATCGCCAAGGACAAAGCCGAGGCCGATGCCGAAATGGCCCGCATGAACGCTTGGCTCAAAGAGCAGGAAAAGAACAACTACGGGATGCCGACTCCATGAGTTGCTGCCAAGGCTGCGGGTGCCACAAGTGCCGGTCCCCGTTTGCAATGCCGAGCCGTCCTTCCATTGAATGGGCTTTGGATAACCCAATGCTCAGACCGGGGGAGTGCGCCTATGAGTCGGACACTGGCCGGTACAAGATCGGCAACGGTGTAGACCTCTACATAGAGCTTCCCTATCAGGCCGAGTCTGGTTCTGCCGGTCAAGCTGGCCCCTCCGGCCCTTCTGGCCCAGCCGGTCCCCGAGGCCAAGTCGGCCCTCCTGTCAATTTGCAGATTGGCACTGTGACCACAGGCACGACTGCCGATGCCACGATCACGGGAACATCCCCCAACCTTGTCCTGAACCTTGTCCTGCCGAGTAGCAGCGGGGGCGGGGGTGACGGTGGTGGTGGTGGTGGTGGAGACCTGACTGGAGTCATCACATTCACGACCCAGCCCCGGAATGTCTCCACGGTCGATGGCTATGCGGTGATCCTGACGGCAGAGGCAACTTGCAATCCCACTGATACGGTCACCTACAAATGGCAGTTCCAGAAAACTGGAGCCACCACTTGGACTGACATTCCCGGTGGCAACGAAAAACGTCTAGTGTTCACGGCGAGGGCTGCAAACTCTGGCAACTCGTACCGCTGTGCCGCTTCAGCCCCCACTGCCAAAACGGTCTATAGCACGACGGCGGCTGTCATTGCTGTTGCTGACCCGACCACTGGCAACAAGGTGCTGACTCAGCCTATGCCGGTGTGGTGCGACATTGGCGACACGGCCCAGTTTGTCGTTGAGTTCAGCAAACCGCCAGCCGATTACGAATGGCAGTGGTCGCGGACGCCTACTTCCGCCCTGTGGACAACCATTTCTGGTGCAAAGTCGGCGGTCCTCTCACTCAGGGCGGCTGTCGAAGATGACGGGAAATACTACCGCTGCGTCGGCTCGTTCATTGGGGCAGGCACCGTAGCCACAGAGCCAGCTCTGTTGTCGGTTGGGGCCAGCGGTGGCCCGCAGCTTTACTTCACTACCCAGCCCACCCCTCAGAGAGTGTTTCCGGGAGATTTCGTCACCCTGACTGCCGAGGCCCGAGCGGCAGACGGAAGCATTGTTGATTACGCATGGGAGCAGAACCCAGTAAACAACAACGGTGACAACACTTGGTATCCGGTTTTCACCGGACAGCAGTATTCGTTCGTTGCTTCGCTTGATCCGCCATCAACGGCAGACAATTCACTGTACCGATGCGTTGCCACGACTATTACTTCAGGCCCCGTCTACTCCAATTCGGTCAAGCTCGACATCCGAGACCCATCCACGGGTGCGTCTTGGAGGACGGCAACCGGGCTGGCGCATGGCAAGATGGCTTACGCAGACGGCACGTTTATCACGCAGGGCTTCAACCGCCGGTCTTCCGAAACAAACCGGGAGTTTGCCCGACCGACCAACGCGGTTGACCCAGAGAATTACGCACCTTCGGCCCCAGCTTTTGCCAATGGCACTTGGCTTTCTTCATTGATAGCTCAAGGAGGAAGCGGGTTCTCGCTTTACGTCAGCACGAATCGCGGTGCAGCTTGGACGCCAACAGCCAAGCATCCAATGCGGTTTTGGCCGCCCGTGATTGGTTCGATTGAATACGACCCCTCGCGGAGCTTCATCTGCACAGTTGGCAGTGTCCACGTTCTGTTTATCTATCAGGAAACAAAAATACCCTTTGGGAACCCCGGCTGGGACGGAAAGCCGAAGACGGCGCAGGTTGTGGCGTTCTGGACAGGCGACGGTGGAAACACATGGGGGCAGTGCGACGTTCCCGAAACGGACAAATACTCTTTTGTTCAGGTGCGATCCGTTGCCAACCGGCCCGGGATCGGTGCTGTAGCTGTTGGTGCAGGAGGCGTGGAGGTCGGCACTTCACTTTCCGCGACTGACAAAGCACTCTTTTCCCGTGACGGCGGCTTGTCTTGGGAGTGGATTTCCCTTGGGCAGTCCGCAGTCTGGAACGACATAGCTGATGGCAACCAGTTTGTTGCCGTTGGGACGCAAGGCAAGATCGTCACTTCCTTCGACGGTCAGGGCTGGAACAACTACAGCACAAATCTCCCGTTTTCTGCCAACTGGACTGGCGTGACCTTCGGCAACGGGTGGTTTGTCGCGGTCGCTCCGGGTTCTTCGCTTTGCCTTCGCTCTGCCGATGGAGGGGCGTGGGTCACCGCCCCCCTCCCAGAAGGTGCTGATTGGAATGACGTTCAGTATGGCGGCGGCATCTTTGTTGCCACCCGGCCAATTCCGACTGGCAGAGAGAATTCCTCGACCGTCAAGCCCTATGCCATTGCGGACTAGAGAAGGGGCAAAACGTGTATACGAGCCTAGATTGCGTTTCCTACCTCATGGATTCCGTGGGGGGTGGTGCCCAAGACCAAGAGCATCGGGTGCTGCGCCAGTCTTTGTTCCATGCCTACCGGGACTTGGTATCTGTTCGGGATTGGAGGTGGTATCACGCCACCGAAAACCTTGAGCTTTGCTGCCACGACAAGTTGACCCGCCACACCCTGCCATGGGGTTGCCAGAGTGTCGATGCCTTCACGCTTCCGCAGACCGGGCTGGTAGCCGAGTACCTGAACCCGACCGAGTGGGAGCGGTTGATGAATTCCAACTTCAGGAACTTCACCCGGATCGCTTGGACTGTCATTCCATCCAAGAATGTCCCCGACCGCTATGACCTGTGCATCTACAACGGCTGGTCGAATGACTCCTGCGTGACCTTCAGCTACCGGCGGCGACCCAAAGACCTCCGGTTCACAGGCTGGGAGCCGCAGGCCCGTGCAGGCACCGTCCAGTGGACCGACAAGGAGATTGCGGGCACGGGCACGACCTTCACCAATTTAATGATTGGCTCTGTGATCCGGGTGTCGGCTGACCCCACTCGCCACCCCGAAAGCCTGACGGGCATGAATGCCTACGCTGACGAAGCCCTGATCTATGGAGTTGCCAACCAGAACAAGGCTTACGCATGGAGCCCCGCCGGGAAGATGGGCTACCCGGCTGGCACCAAGTACGTCATCACCGATTACCTCGACATCTCTCCGGGTATGTACACGGCACTGCTTTCAGGTGCAGAAGCGTGGCTTGCCCGCATTGCTGGGAAGAACGTCGAGGGTGCCATGGGGGTTTACGGGCGTGATTTGCGGCTGGCCTTTGAGTCTGATGCAGTGGCCCCGATTTCCGGGCGGCGGCAGGGGGCGATTGGCTACACCTCGTTCTGGTATTTGCGGCCCGGGTGTGACCAAGGCATCCCGAGCGGCCCAGCCGGTGAGCCCTGCGACACCCTCGACGGTGGAAACTCAGCCTCCACTTACGAGGCTGCGTAATGCCTATTCGGATCAACTCTTGGAAGGGTCTGGTCAACACTGCCAGCCCCTACGTCCTGCCCCCCGGTGCGGCAGTCGAGCAGATCAACTGCACCAGCCTGACCCCCGGCCAGTTGACCGTAAGAGGTGGCAGTCAAAAGCTGGCTGACACCAGTGAGCGGCTGGTCGAGCTATGGGGGCTCTCTCTGGGCTCCTCTCAAACCGATGTGATTCTGGGGCAGTCGGAGAGCGGCAAGATCGTTGAGCTTGGCGGCATCGGCAGCACCCCGGTCGAGGTTGCCAAAGATAGCTCCTTCACCGGAGAGCATCCCGTTTCCTTTTCTCAGGGCAGGCGAGGCGAGGTCTATATCTATCAAGGTTATGGCAAAAGAGGTCTGGTCCGTGGCCCTGATGGGAAGGTTCGGCCAGTGGGTCTTTCCGCCCCAGAAGCCAAACCAGAAATTACTCAGGACTCCAGCCCCAGCTATTACGTTGCCCGAGTGGACATCACCGAGGTCGGCAACGGCTACAACCTCCCCCCTACGGTCAAGATTGGGGCTCCCACCGGAGATGGCGGCAGGCAGGCCACTGCACTCAGCCGGATTCTCAGTGCCCGTGTCAATGAAATCGAAGTGCTGGACGGTGGTGCTGGATACACCGAAGTGCCCTGTGTTGAATTCACAGACACCCCCAATGGGCCAGCTACGGGAGTTGGTGCTGCCGCTGCCATCACCCTAGAAGCTGGTGCTGCCCAAGGTGACCCTGAAACAGGGATCGTCTACTGGGAAGTCTCCGAGCTTCCGACTTGGTTTTGGCTCTGCCTTCAGGGGTATGCCCGCGAGGGGAAGGGCATCATTGTCGAGGCCCAAGGTGGCTCTGGCTCTGGGGCCCGAGCAATCGTCTGGGTGGACGGGACTCTCTACAACGGAAACTGCTTGAAGCAGAATTCTGACGGCAGCGAATTGAACGACTTTGGGGTAAATGTCCAAGTCTATGACTTTGGCTCTGGCTACCAAGCTGGCGATATTGTGACCGGCAAGATCAAGGTGGCCGGTTCGTTCACCAGCGGCATCGTTTCTGGGCCAAACTGCAATACGGAACAGGAGTGCCAGCTACGGATTGAAGGGATAACCCGCTACTCACCCAAGGCTCCGGGGCTGGCGGAAATTATCCGGGCAAACCCCTACAAGCAGAGGCGTATCAAGACCAACGTGGACAACGGTGGCAGTGGGTACAAGACCCCGCCCACGTTCACCACCGAGGATGGGGAGGTCATCAAGACCGACATCAACTGCGAAGGCAGCGTCACAAAGCTGATCGTTCCCAGCCCCAACAAGGTCTATTTGTTCCCGCCCAAGCTCATTGACCCAGAGGGAGATGTTGGAAAAGCGCGGGCACTGGCAATCGTTCGTCCGAATTTCAGGGGCAAGTACCAGTGCTACTACCGCTACGTCAACGATTCTGTGCCCGAGTCTGCGGGCGGGCCGATCTACTCAAGCTTGTCTCCAGTCAATGAACTGGACTGCGGAGACTGTGCTTCCAAGATCATTTGGGCTGCGATCACGATTCCCGCCGGTTCAACTGGCGTCGAGCTTTGGCGGTCCACGGCAGGGCAGGCTACTACCCTGTTCCGAGTGGCAACCCTGAAAACGGCGGCGGATTACGAAGACTCTCTTTCTGACCGCGACCTGACCGATACGGCCCGCGACGGCTATCTCCAGATGCCCATTCTTCTGGAGGACGGCTCCCTCAATGCCAACAGGTTTGGGGTTGCAAACTCCGACTTTGCCGTTGGAGTGGTCTTCCAAGATCGCACGTTCTTAGGCGTGGACACGACCGGCAAGCGGCCCAATACCCTTCTCTACTCCGAGGCTGACGAGCCGGAAGCTGTTCCCGAGGTCAACGAGCTAATCCTGCAAACCAATGTCCGAGACACCGACTACATCACGGCACTGATTCCCTATGCCGGTGCATTAGTGGTAGCCCAGAGCAAACACATCCACCGGCTCACGTTCGTCCGCAGCCCAGAACAGGACGCCACCACCTCCCTGATTGCCTACCGGGGATGCCTCAACCAACGCTGTTGGGACATCTACATGGGTCTGGCCTACATCCTTGATGACAACGGCTTGTATGCCATGACCGACACGGGCGAGGTCGAGCATTTGTCCATGGCAATCGACTCCATGTTCAGGCTCAATACGGACTCCAGCCTCAAGACCATTGATTTCAACAAGCGGGAATGGTTCTTCCTTCGGGCAGACCGGAACTTCGGGGTCATCCGTATCCACGTTGCCTATACCGGCGACGAGGGCAAGTACCCAACGCGGCAGCTTGTCTATGACCCAGACAGCAAGGCTATCTGGGAGGAGGAGTACCCGACCGTGTTTTCGGCAGCGACCGAGATTCGGGCTGACGATGGCTCTGTCATGCTCGTCCATGCTGCCGAGAACCGTCTGTTGCTCTTAGGTTCCGGCCTGACCGACGAAGGAAAGCCGATTGCCTACTCCTATCGGAGCGGCAACTTTGAATTTGGCACCGATCAGCAGAGCAAGAACGGTGGTCAGCAAAACTCCAGAAACGTCAGCGTGGTCTACAAGCCCACCAAGACCAGCAGCAGGCTGAATCTGGCTGTTTTCTACAACGGGTCCAGCACACCCAGACGGAACGTAGCCCGCCGTGATCGCGGCGTGGGGTTCATTCACGACGATCAAGAGCCCGCAGCTTATGTCGATATGCAAGCCATGCCCCATCAAGAAGCTGAATCCCATGGCATTGCCCGAGCCCTGTTTGCCGGGAAGACCCTAGAGGACTTTGCCGGGAGCGATACCCATGTCTCCATCAAGCTGTATGGGAAGCAGGACGAAGCGGGTCCGGTGGTGATCCATTCTGTAGACCTGATGGGCGTGAATGGGGGTGAGTGATGCCGATTTCCCCCCGTGCAGCACAGCAAATTGCTGACCTTCTCATAAGGGCTGGAGTCCCGGCAAATACTGCACTCGACGTTGCCCAGCGGCTCCTGTCCGAGTCGGCCAACCCAGCCAATTTCCGCACCCTCAACGGTGACCGGGCCAATGTCATCGGGCCCCAGAAATTCCAGCCCCGGGAGCAAGTCCTTCCAGCGGTTGCACCTGCGCAGCCAGTTGCCACAACCACAACCCAAGGCCCCCCGCCAGAGATTCCGGTCTTGGAGTGCGGCGGCAAGTCCATCTGCGACATCCTTGAGGAAATGCAAAAGTCTTTGGTGAAGCTGGAAAAGCGGGTGAAGGTCATTGAGGATTTGCTGGCAAACACCGTCGAATGCTCAGTGGACTGACCCATGAAACCACTTGCGAAATATAAGGGTGCTTACCTCAGAACCCCAACGGGGCGGCTAATCGTCGCTGCCAACAAGGACGAGTGCTGCGAATGCGGCGACTGGGGCTGGGAGTGCGTCAGTGCAACGGAGTGCGTCCCGAGTCCGTTTGGGATTTGGGAGCGAGAAGAAGACTGCCTGAACACTGCCCCCGTGGAGTGCGATGGGCCATGTACGTCGCTGTATATTCGCCGCAGCTACGCGCCCACCCCCCGGCCAAACGCCATCACCCTGAAATACACGATCACGATTCCTTCCCGTTATTCGCTGCCAGTCAAAATCTGGGGCAGCGGACAGGCGGATGATCGAATCCGAATCAACGGTCAGATAGGGTTTATGACCGGCAATCTCGACCGATGGGAACGAACGTGGACTCAAAACGAGCGGACGTTCACCATTGCGACAGATGACACGATTGGCAGTCAATGTGGATACATTGGCACTTTTTACTTCTCCAATAACCTGTCTCAGGTTTTGCCGCCAACCGGCTGCAATCAGGTCACGGTGGTTGACGAAGCTTTTGTCGGCCCAAATCTCCCCGATCCCATTGGCCCAGTCAGGTCGCTCCGTTCAGCATCCGTGCAGCCAGCCGACTGCGAGTCTGACCCTGACGGCCCGGGAACCCTGCTTTCCGAGTCCCTTGCCCTGATTGGCATTGTCTCCGACGCCAACTGTGGATGCCGTAAGAAGGCCAAGCGGATGAACTGCTTGGGCCCAGACGGCTGCGAAGCCCACATGGACGAGATTCTGGCTGGCCTGCGAGAGGAAGCCGAAAACCGTGGCCTTCCGTTCTCCGAGATGGTGGCCCGGATGATGGTGAACCGAGCCATCAAATTGTCCAGAAGGCGAAAGGCGAAGTCGAAAGCTTAGGACGCTGGATAGCAGCAGTCCCAAAGTATCGCCGCCGCAGATGCCTCTGCCCGATGGGGCGTAACCCGGACATAAAAGGGTTAGGAGATTTTCCATCATGGCTTGGCCGAACATGACGGGCTCGAACTTCAACTACGCCCTCGCCCAGCAATCGCAGGGTGTGGACAACTCTATGTACTCCTCCGACCCGGAGGAAGCACAGAGGATGATGATGGAGGATTTCCACGAACGCTGGAGAAAAGACAAGAAGGGCTTCAAGCGGGACATGATCAAGCAGAACGCCCAGAACCAAAAGCAGGCCCGCAGCCAACGGCCAGCCAACAACGCACAGGCAGCAGGCCAGCAGGCCGCCCAGAACCAGCAACAGCAGGGCCAATCCATGTTTGCTCTCCCCAATCCCCAGCAGCAGTTCGCCCACCACAGCAACATGGTGAATCAGGTGAACGATGCTTGGCGGGAAGAAATGAACGCCCGGGTTGCACAGCAGCAGGCGGGCCTAGAGCGGGCACACCAAGAAAGACTGGCCTCTATTCAGGCCCAAGGCCAGCAGCGGCAGCAGTACCAGCAGCCCCAGAACAACGAGCAGCAGTATCGGACCCAAAAGAACAATGCCCTGATGCGGATGATGGGTTACGGCAACACCCATGTCAGCGGCCCCGGCGGCCACAAAATCATGGGCCCCTTTGAAGCCATGTCCCAGTCATTGCTGGCGAGGTAGCCGTGTACCAAAAAGGTCCCCAGCAAAACCCGATGGCGGCTCCGTTTGGTCGGCAACCCAGCCAGCCTGTTGCTGACCTTCAGGCTAACGGGCAGGCGGTCAACCGGGCCAGCCTGCTCTCGGGGCTGCGGCACGACTCACAGATCAAGCCCAACACGGGCACTGCCACAGGGGACCGGGCGGCTCAGGACTTTGCCAAGTCGCAGTTGTATCAAAACCAAGCAGCACTTGGCCGTAAGTCAGACATGGCCAATGCCAAGATGCAGTCCCAGATGCAACAGCAGCAAGAAGCCATGACTCAGCAGATGCGGCAGTCCCGGATGCAGCGGTTTCAGCAGAACAACCAGCAGGCTGCTGACCAAGCTCAGCTTGGACTTCGGCTTGGCCAGCACAAATGGGATATGTGGATGAACTGGCGTTCCGGCCTTGCGAGGCTACTTGGATGATCGGAAACAGCTACTCACTGAAGCCGTCGCAGTCTGCCTTCAAGCCGAATCCGGTTGCAGGTCTGGCTGGCATTCAGCCGCGACGGACCATTAGCGACAGGGCCACCGAGGAGTTCGGGAACAACCGGGCGGCCGAGGAGTTCCAGAAGGGCTACGTTCGCCCTGCCATGTCAGCCAAGGCTGGCTTTTCTGTCAACAACATGGACCGCATGAGGGCGGCTCAGTCTCAAGCTTCCGGTGCCGCACGGGGGGCCAGCGCAGTAGCCGAAGCCCGCGCCGAAGACCAAGCCTTCAACTCACAGCAGGACTTTGACACGCGGCAGGCCATGCAGGCTCGGCTCAATGACAACTACGCACAAGACACTGCCGTTCAGGGGTCAAACTTCAACCGTGCCTTTCAGGTCAAGTCGGCCCGCATGAACAACCAAATGCAACGAGACAACAGTTGGCAGGCTTTCCGCCTTTCACTCCTAGGAAACCTTGGGTAATCGCAATGTCCCACGCAAACTTCTCTACCCTCGACCTCGAAGACCTCACGCCGAAGCAGCTTCGGAAGCTTCTTGGTGGGTTTGCCATGAGGCACCTTACCCCCAAGGAAAAGGAAGAAGCCAAGAAGGATTCCGAGGAAGACGCAGACAAAGAGAACGACGATCTCGTTGATCTGCACGAAGAAAAGAAGGGTGACTCCAAGCCGCCGAAAGTCACCAAGGGCGACCTGCCGCCCGGACTGAAGATCGCTGCCGACAAAGAAGACAAGAAGGACAAGAAGAAAAATGGCTAGGGCACCGGACTGGGTTCCGCTCAGCAACTTCTCCGACAAGATCAAGAACAAGGGGGATGTCGGCATTCCCCGGAAGGCCCCCGCGTCGGTGTCTACACCGGACGGCGGCACCCGCACACTCAGTAATTTTGAGTTGCTTCTGGAACGCTTGCTGAAGCAAAAGAAGGACGGCTACTCCCTTCCCAAAGGCGGCATCGACCCGAAGACCGGAGAACGCCGGATGGCCGGGCCGGGTGGCACCCGCATGGAAGTGCCCGGCTCCCGAGCCCGTGGCCTGACCGAGCTTCTTTTCAGCCTTGCTCAGTCGGGTGACGGCGAGTCCCTTGCTCAGCTTGTCAAAGAGTTCAAGTCCCTGCCTGCGGACCAGAAGGCAAGCATTGCCGAGAGCATTGCAAGGGAGTTCCCCAAGGCCAACCGAGAAGAACTTGGCGGCTGGTCTCCCATGGCCGCCGAAGTCATGGGCCTGCTGCAAGGCGGCAAGCCAGACAGGGCCCGGTTGGCTGCACTGGATGCGGTCAAGGGATCAGAGTCTGGCCGCGTGACCTACGAGAAGACTCAGGTTCCCGGTGAGCAAGATGCCCGGGTAATGCCAGCCGAGCCCGATGACTCTCCGGTGGTCGAGACTGCCCCAGAAAACAACCTGCAAGAAGGAGTTCCTCCGGGAGACTTTGCCTACAAGCAAGGCGACCCAGAGCGGATGCCCCCTGTCGAAGGCGTGGACACCAAAGGTTTGCGTGGTGCTGGTGCTTCTACGTTCAAGGCCACTCCGTACATGAGGCTCCCCGGCGAAACAGTCGATGGGGGAGACCCGGCGAAAATCGTATTCGACAACCAGTCATACCAGCCAACTATCAGCCCAGAAGAAACCCGCCAGTGGCTTGAGGAAAGGGTTCGTCAGCTTCCCGGTGCAGGCGAAGTCGATCTGTCTGTTCTTGGCGATGACGTTCTCAAGACGCTGCTTCGCAAGAACAACATTTCCGACACGCCGCCCATGCCGCCGCAGGCCGTCAGGAAGGTTCCGCGAAGAGTCCTTGAGCAAACCGGAGAAGACAAAGGCACGTTTGGTCCATTCGATAATGGTGCTGTTCATGCAGGCCGGAAGTATGAAAACGCATGGGATAGCTGGGGCCAAGAGGCACAGGCTGCAATGACTGCCGCCTTCGGTGACGTTGACGAACTTGTGGCTTCCATCAGAGCAGCCAAAGAATCAGGCGACACAAAGCGGCTGAATGAAATACTCAATCGCGTTACCGAAACGCTGAACGGCGTCAAGAAGCCAACCGTCAGGAAGCCTACGCCCCTGACAAACAATCAACGAGCCACGAACAGCCTAAAGTCAGAGCAGGATGTCGTTGATAACTTGATCATTCAGATGATCGAAAACCCGGGCGTCGGCAGAGGCAACCTCGACCGTCTTTGGGACATGATGCAGGTTAAGCCCGAGGGCGGCCAGAAGAAGCTCTCCCCTTCCGATTACGGCTCCGGGTTCTCCAGCGATCCCAATGTCGGCCCCCGGCAGTTTGCTGAATACGTTTTGAACCGCGTTCTTTCTCCTGATAAAGCACCGGCCCAAGGCAGCGACTACTACCGGATGGCAGCGGCTGGGCTTGAGGAACTGGCACGGGAGCGGTTTTCGGCAAAGGGCAGCGGCCCTGTTCCCGCAAAGGAACTGGCTGAAGTACGAAAACAACTCGGCCCCAACGATGCTTTGGATGAAGCACAGAACTCCAGCCGCTCGACTGACAGCAGGTCTCTTTCGGATGACGCGGAGATCGGCAGTCTTGAGCGGATCGACCGGGAAGCTGCCGCAACTCCTGCCGTCGAAAACGCAACCGCCAATTCAGACAAGTTCAAGGGGTCTGAAGGCAGGGAAGTGTTCAAGGGCGGCAAGGAAGGGATTCGTGAGTGGGCCCTTTACCGAACACAGAATGGCAAGGTGGTGTACCGAGACCCGAAGACCGGAGATGTGGTTGCTGAACCGATCCGAACCTCCGGTTCATTCCCGACTAAGCCAAGCAGGATCGCGGAGCTTCGCAATCTGGCTTACCAAAGCATGGCGTCCAAGCTCCCTTCTGACACCAACGGCAAGAAAGCTCGGGCCATCGCTCGTTTCAATGTTCTTTGGCCTGAAGGCGGATCGCCGTCAGCGGAGTACTTCCGGGATTTGACCAAGAGGGCCGATCACCCGGAAATTGTCTCGTCGGTTCGTGATGGTGAGCCAGCCGTCAGCCCCGACTTTGAAGCCAACCCAGAAGACATTGCCCGCAGCAAGGAAGAGCTTGATGCCTACAAGACGGAGCAGGCTCGTCAGTCAAAGGCCAAGAAGCTGACCACGGATCACGCAGATGAGGGTGCTTGGAAGTCTCGGTACAAGGCGGCTCCCAATGCCAAGGTTGAAAGGTACGGCCCCCAGAGCGAGGCAGAGATTCGTGAGTACGATACCAAGCAGAAGGAAATGCTGGCCGAAGAAGAGCGGGCTCTTGGCAACCGCAGCGTCACGGCAGCAAAGCCCGGCGGCTACGTCACCCGGCCTGACGGGGAGGTTGTGCCCAGCCGGTACCAATTAGAAAGCGACGGAAAACAGAGTGCCCCGGCCAAGACCGAGGGTGCCGCTGCTGCCGACGAAGCCGAAGACTTTCAGCTTGGCGGCCTTGAAGCAGAAGACGAACTGCCGCTTGCCAAGTTTGAAACAATCCTCGGCAACAAGGACGCAACGCCCGAAGAGCTTGTTTGGGCTAAGGCTCAGTACCGCGAAGCCAAGGACGCTTACGACGCAATCACCGACCCTGACCATCGGGCGGCCTTCAAGGCAGAGGTGATGGACAAGCTCGACGCGGCGGTTGCCAGTGGTCCGCACAAGAAGGGGAAGCCAGAAGCCGCCACGGCACAGCCTGCCCCGCAGCCAGCACCGCAGGCCACCACTACCCCGCAGCCCAAGCCTCAAGCTAAGCCGCAGACGCAGCAAGCAGCAGCCACGACAGCAGCCAAACCCAAAGGTCAGGCTAAGCCGAAGCCGCAGCCAAAAGCCAAGCCACAGCAGGCCGCCGCCCAAAAGGGCCCGGCTCCGCAGGCTGGCAAGAAAACCCCAGCAGACGTTGATGCCGTCAACGAAAAGCTCGACCAAGCTGCAAAATCAAATGTTGGCGAGAGCGATGCCCCTGTTGTTGGAAAGAACGATCCTGACCCTGCAAAAACTGACAACAAGACAGATGTTGACGCAGAGTCCAAAGTCGGCAAGGACGGCAAGCCCAAGAAAAAGTCCCTGACCGAACGGATCAAGGGCTACATCCCATCCAAAAAGAAAGCGTTGATTGGCGGCGGCTTGCTGCTCGGGGCTGGGGCGGCCTACCAGATTGCAAACAACTTGACTCAGCCCGAATACGAAGACCCGTTCGCTCGCGGCGAGACTGAAACAGGAACCGGCCCAGAAGGCAGAAGAGACATCGGTGATTTCCCTGCATCGGGATCGTCCGAAGACCGGCTTCGCCAACTCAAAGCACTTATTGATGGATCGCAGAAAGCACAGAAGATTCCGCAAACCATGTCAAGGTGGCACTGATGGCTATTCCCTATCGACCGGGCTCATCTTCTGAAGAGACTATCCGCAGGCACCGGGCCGAGCGGGCTAGGCTGGCTCGCGGTGAGGGCTCCCCCTTGGACGGACCCGAGCTTTCTGCTGGTCACGACAGGGTGGAAGAGCCAGAGCTTCACCTTCCCGGTCCCGAAGAGCCAAAGCCCTCTGCCAGCGACGAGAATCGGCGGCGTCGTGAAGTCGCAGTCCGGGCCATCGAAGCACCGCAGTGGGCTGAAGACTACCGGGAACACAAGGAAGGGGCACTGGATCGTGGTGCCGCCCGTGCCATTGGCTTTGAGCGTGGGCTTGCCCAAGACAGTGGCGACCGTATGCGAAGGGCCGCCCTAGCCAGAGCCCATGCCGAAAAGGAAAAGGCTCTTGCCGAGCAGCAGGCCCATTACGAAGCCACTAGGCCCATGCCGGGAGGTCGTGCTGGAAGCCCCCTTCGTGGACGCAGAGGTGTTGCCGACAGTGTGCCCGACAGGTACCTGACGCCCGAGCAAAAGAAGGCCCGGGACTACCAGTTGCACCAGCCTGAGGTGCCGAGGAAAGACGGCCCCGGTGGTGAGGGCTACCACGTTTGGGACCAGACTGCCAATGACGGAAAGGGTGGTTATGTCCCGAGAGCCCCTGCAGACCGCTCGGTGCATCTTCAGGCTGGAAACTCTCTGGAGTACAGAGCAAAGCTGGCGGGCATCGACTACGACGCCTACTCCGAAGAGGAGATGCCGCAGCTTGAAGCGGACCTTGCTGCTTTTGAAAACCGCCACAACCGGATGATGGAAGACTACGACGTTGTCAAAGTCCCCGGCGGCGGCATGAGGTACACCCCCAACCAGCGTACCCGCGACCGCATGGAAGATCAGCGTGGCGAGAAGTGGCTTCGGGATGAGTACGCCAAGTGGGAAAAGCAGGCCCGTGCTGACCGAGATGGTGACGGCAAGCAGGACGTTACGTTCTCGCAGTTCCGGCAAGCTTACGATCTAGGCACCGGCCTGAGCCATGCTGAACGGGCGGCCCAAGTCCGCGACACTTTCACCAATCAGTGGAAGGCCGAACAGGGTGCCGACGTTCGTGGTGCCATTCGTGAGCGGGCCAATCAGGACAACACTGCCCGCAGGATGAACACCTCCGTAGCAAACGTGATGTTCCAGAGGGACCTGCAAAACGCTGGCACCTCTGAGGACATGATCCGAACGCTGGTTGCTTACCATGCCCAGAACCCAGAGCTTGGACTTGGAAACTTTGCCGCCTTCATGCAGAAAGGCCAAGACGAAGCCAATGCCATGAAGACGGTTCAGGAGCAGAAGGCTTACGAAAACAGGTCTCCTGTCACCAAAGAGGCCGATGACCTAAAGAAAGCCCAGCGGGCAAGCCCTGAGTCGATTGCCGTCTACCGGACCACTTTTAAGCAAACGCTTGGTCCCGGTCAGGTTGCGGACCCCAAGCGAGAGAACGCCTACGTTGCAGAAAAGGGCACCACTCACGCCCAGTCGGTCTGGTCAAAGGTGTCGAGCGGACAGGCTGTTGACGCAGAAGAAAAAGAGTACTTCCGCCAGTGGACAATGGCGGTCAAAGAATCCAGCGAAGAAGGTGACGATTACGAAACTTGGGCGCGGCAATTGGGGGCAGACCCGTGGAACGACACCACCCGCAACGCTTGGTATTCGATGACCGGAGAGTACGCCAAGGGTCCGTGGCAGTCGGCCGCACACGGTATGTACGAAGGGGTCGGGGACTTGACCGGCTGGTGGTAAAAGGAGGGGGCAGTGGAGTCTTACTTTGACCCTCCACGCGGTCGCCGGAAGCAGATCGGCTACGGCGGCAGCTACTTCGACAGCGAAAGCCCGGTCGCGGGTACGGCCCTTTCTCCTGAAGAAAGGGAGTCCCTTCTTGACAAGGTGGCAGGCCGCACCCTTCAGGGGGCCGAGCTTCTCTTTGACGTACTGGATGCCCCTGCGTCCCTTGTCAGGGATACGATTGCAGGCCAGTCCCTCGGCAGCGGCACAACCACTGGCAAGATGCTTGCCGAGTTGGGTCTTCGGCCAAGCTCTGAAGCCTTGGGCGGATGGGGAAGACCGCTTGCAGAGTTTGCTGCTGGTGCGCTCACTGACCCGACCACCTACGTTGGACCGGGCCTGACTCGCGGTGCCGAGGCCCTCCGGGGTGCTGGCCTGCTTGATGACGCCACCCGTGTGATGAGCAAGAAGCTCATTCAAGACGGAGACTTGGGCAGCAAGTACACCCAGAACGCTTTGGATTCTTGGTGGGAGAACTTTGGCCGAGGCTGGAAGTCTCCGGGGGTAAGGCCGAGTGCGTCCGAGATTGCCAACGACCTGACCGACGCTGACCTCTTGGCCAGACCGCTGGCTGGAACGGTGACCTCCCGGCGAAACCTGACCGTCAAGGACATCATCGAAGCTCAGGCTGACCCAGCAGCCGCCACCAAGAAGGTGGACGATTGGCTTGGCAGGTACAAGCAGAACTACGATCAGGTCAAGGACTCGCCCCTTCGCTATGACATTGGCATTGGCCTTCCGCTTTCTGACTACGTTCAGACGGGCATGAACCTCGGCCCCTTTGGCGAGACCATTGCCCGCAACATTGACAAGGCTGGTCAAGCCCTGCGGTGGTCGGCCCCTGTTCGGTACGGCTATGCAGCTTTCGACAGGAGTGCAGCCGGTTCCCCAAAGGAATCAGTGCAGATCATTGGCAAAGAACTCACCAATGCCCTGAAGGCCGGTGAGTCTGCCGGTCGGTTCAAAGCCAGCCAGCACCTGCAAGACCTCGACCCCAGCGTCTTTGGGGACAACGAAGTCGGACGGGCCATGCGTCGTGTTCTTGAGGGCAGACCCTCGCCCGAAGACCTCAAGATGATTAGCAGCAGGTCAGACTTACAGCGGTTTGTCGATATGTGGCACGGTCAGGGGGCCTATGCAGCTCTCAAGACCGGCAGCAACTTCGTCCCAACCCAACCCGGGCTTGCTGCCGAGTACTTGTCGAAGAGGGCTCAGGCTGGGCTTGGCAGTGAGGAACTGCAGGACCCGTTCAAGACCATGTACTTCCCTCGCCATGTGGACGATATGTCCTTCTGGCAGAAGATCACAGAAGAGGGCTCAGGAAAGTCGAGCGGCGGGAAGTCTTTCTCGGCAATGACCGGCGACCAGATGGCCCGGAAAGACCCGTTGAAAAGCCCCGGCGGCACCGACGTTCTCAACAAGCTCAGCCTTGACCCGCAGGTTGCTGGGCCAGACAGGCTCCTAAGCAGCGACCTTGAGGCTGCGAGGTACATCAAGAAAGTGATGGACGGGGAGTCTGCCAAGCTGTTCCCGGCCGGGACAGGCCCAGAGTACACAATGAAGCAGGCGTCCTTGCTTGCCCGTACTCTGCGGCAGCTTGACCAGAAGTCTCTGGATGCCGGGATGCCGCTCTTCGGGTCCAGCTTCGTTGATGACTTCACCCGCTCGGTGGTTGGCAATGAGCGGGCATTGGCTGTTGCCTCCACCATGGAGGATTTCCTAGCCAAGTCTGCCAAGCTCCAGAACTACAAGACAGTTACGGACAAGAACGTGCATGTGTCCATGGGGAAAGCCCTCAAGGACTTGGACCTGTTCACGCTGCCGCAGACCAAGCTCCCCGTTCAGGTCCAGATGGGGGCCAAGACGCAGATCGCCAACAGGCTTGCCAGCCGATTCCCCGCAGAAGACATCAAGCTTCGGAACGTGTCTGTGGACAAGCGGGTCGTGAGTGCGATGGCCAAGATTGCGGACTTCTACAAGTACCCGGAGGTTCAGCGGGACTGGCTGGCTTTCTTCGACAGGTTCACCGCCATGTGGAAGACCACCATTTTGGCTTGGCCAGCATCCAAAAACAGGGACTGGTACGCAGCCGGGTTCACAAACCTTGTCGAGCTTGGCAGTGGCAGGGACACCATGGCTGGCTACTCTTCCGCCAAAGACTTGATTCAGGGGAACTGGGAAAAGCTGGACGAACACCTTGCCACTTGGCCCAAGTACAAGGGCATGGCTCCCGACGAAAGGAAGCGGGCATACATCTCTGACATTGCCGCAGCGGGAGTGACCTCTGGCAGGCGGCAGTCGGACCTTGCTGGCCGGGCCACCGCTCTTCAAGGTGGTGTCAACGTAGCGGACGAGCTTCTCCCGGGTTGGAACCCGAGGACCACCACGGGCTATGCGGCTTGGGACAAGCTGACAGGCAACACTCTTCCAAAGCCAGCCGAACACGCAGTTTCAGAACTAACCAAGAACTGGGACAAGTTTGGTGAGCTTGGCCTTCAAGACAGCACGAACATCGGCAACCCGTTCCTGCGATGGTCTGCCAAGTCGGGCGACATTACCGACCAGATCAACCGCATGGCTCTGTTCAACGGCCTGCTTCGGCAGGGTGTTGACCCCATGGAGGCCGGTAAAAGGGTGCTAACAGCCCACGTTGACTACGACAGCCTTACCACTCTGGAGAAGAACTTCTTCAGGCGGCTGATTCCGTTCTGGTCTTACACCTCACGGACCAGCAAGTGGGTTGCCAAGCAGATCATGGATCACCCCGGCGGCAGGTACACCCAGCTTGGGATGCGGCTTCCCGAGGCGGTGCTGCACTCCGAAGAGGAGGAGTACGTTCCCGAAAGCATTCGTGGTTCGTATGGCACTCCTGTTGAGGGACGCCTGAGCAGACCGTTTGGTGGGGTCAAGGAAGGGGTGACGCCTTGGCTTACCGACATAGACTTGCCGGGCATCGACCAGATCAACATGATCAAGCCCGGGTTCCAGAGGGACGGGACCCCGAGCATCGCTGGGACCGCGTGGAATACCGGCACTGACGCCGTTGGGAAGCTTGCCCACCCCTTGCTCAAAGAGATCGCACAAACCGTAACAGGGGAAAACTTCTACACCAAGCGACCACTGAAGGACATGGAGACTGTCTCTCAGACTTTGGCCGAGGACCTCATTGGTGTTCACCCGCAGAGTGCTTGGGGGCAGACGATCAAGAATCTTGACCCCGTCCTGAACCTCCTGCCGTTCGCTCCCCGCACACTCCAGATCACCAATAGGCTTTTGGATGATGAGAAGCTGCCCGACTTTAGGGATAGGCTTTGGCAGATGGGAATTAACGCCACCTCTGGGGTCAAGTTCCAGAACGTAGACGATCAGGCCCGGCGAATCGACGCCCGAAAGAAGATTGCCGAGATGATGCAGGCTGACCCTCTGGTAAGGAACTTCACTCAGACTTTTATCCCCGAGGACTCCAAGCCTTTCGTGGACAACGAGCTGCTTGAGTTGATGGCCTTGGAACGTCAGCTTGGGAAAGAGCTTGCCCGTGAGCGTGAATTACGCAGCGGTGTCATATCTACGAAGAAGCGACGGACGGACCCGCAGTCTTACTTTGAGTGACGCAGATTGGAGGCGGCGAGGGTTGCCGCTCTGCCAACAGGGTAGGATCAAGGTAATGCTTTGCTGCTAGTCCGGGTGACAGATGACCCAGAAATTTGCTGGCCGCTCCGGGGCTGGCCATCTCTACTGCCGTGGCCCCACTGCGGCGAAGGAACTTGCTCGACCCAGCAAGACCAGCGTCTTTCACCAATTTTCGGAAATGCAAGAAAACGTGTTTTCGGCTCAGGGCCCAGCGAAAAAGGGAGCCGTCTGTAGAAAGCTTTGCAAGATCGCAAAGGACACTTTGGCAATTTGCAGAAAGCTGCTTCCCGAGCGGTCGGCCCGTCTTGTGCTGGACCACCCACAGTCGGCAGTCCCGCATCTGGTTGGCCTGCAGATAGTGAAGGTCTCTGAAACGAACGCCGGTTTCGTAGCCAGTGAGAATCCAGCCCCGCCAGAAAAGGCTCTGCGGACAACCGCTGGCACGGAACACGCCGGTCATCTGCTCTGCGTGAGACAGCAGCCGGGAAAGTTCGCTGGCCGACCATGCAACGGGCGGTGCAACCCGGCACTTGACTCTGGCAACCCTTCCGATACGATGAGTCGCCAACTGCAAGTCGAGTGCGGCCCGCCAGAGTGTGAGCCCCATCCGCCTGTAGTTGGATCGTGTGGTGGACTGCGACGGCGCGGCCCCCAGAAGCCACCGATTGAACACGGAGTCTTCAAGCGTCAACGGAGTGATGCCGCTGGCCTGCATTGAGCGGGCCACTCTTGTCAACGCTTGCCGGTAATCTGCCGACAGGTCTCTTTCACTGCAATAATGGAGTGCTACGTCGATCATGGAACTGTCTCCTTGCGTAAAAAGAGACAATAGTTCGGCTTTGGGGGGCGAAAACCACCACGACGAGGCAAAACCTTCGGGTGGCCTCACCCCCCAAGGGCACCGGCTTCATAAGCCGGGTGTCGCCGGTTCGAGTCCGGCCGCCGCTACTACTGCTCTCCGGTTTGATGAGCCGATCAATGCCTACCACGCCGACAAGGAGTGGTGGAGCAAGAGCCAGCTATGGGACTTGTGGGCCAACGGCCCGCTGTACTTCCACGGCCGGTATATCTCTGGCGGGATAAGTAACCCATTCGGGGCATCCCTTGTAAAGGGAACGCACGTTCACGAATGGGCCGAGCAAGGGCCCAGTGCTTGGTGGGGCCGCGTAGTTGTCATTCCCAAGGAAGTCCTTGGGGCTGATGGTCGCCGCACCAAGAAGACCGAAGAGTGGCTGGCAGGCCAGAGTGCCGATGCCATCTGTCTGTCCGTTGAAGAAGCTGAGGCGTATCACAGGCAGTTCGATGCGATCTTGGCCAACCCGATCTTTGGGCGGCTTCAAGAGCAGACAGAACACCGTGAGTTCAGCATCCGGTGGATAGACCCAGAGACCGGCCTCAAGCTGAAGTGCCGTCCTGATGCGTGTGCTGCCACGTTCCTGTGGGATTTAAAAACCACAAAGGAACGTCAGCCGCTCAAGACCTTCTGGCGATCCGTCATTGATTACGGATACGCATTCCAAGCCGAGCATTACCTGTCGGGTGCAAGAGCCGCAGGCATACCGGCAACCAAGTTTGTTTTCCTGCTCTCGTCAACCGTGCCTCCCTATGAGTGCCACGCAGTTGTGCTGCCAGAGCAGCTTCTCAAGTCAGCCCGTCGTGACCTCAGGTCTACACGCATAGACCTCAAGACGCGGCTGCTTATCGACCACTGGAACCAGCCGGATGCTGGCCAGATTACGGAGTTGGTTGTTCCTCGTTGGGTTCTAAAGGAGAGCAGAAATGCAACTGGATCACGGACTGAGCGGAGTGAGTAGTTCGCCTGAGACCAAGTCTTTTACCGCAGCGTTGCGGAAGGCTCAGGCCACCTACAAGGCGATTGCCAAGAGCGGTGAGAACAAGGAAGAGGGATTCCGGTACGCCACCCTCAAGGACATTTGTGATGCCCTTCTGCCGTCGTTGCTGGCAAACGGCTTCACCATGCCGACGTTCCTCACCGGATTCCAAGCCGTTCATGGCTGGGTCATGGTCGGTCGGCTGAACCATGAGAGCGGGGAGTGGGTGTCTTGTGTGTGCCCGTTGATGCTGGGCTTCACGCCTGAGGATCGGCCGGGCATCCAGACGTTTGAAATCCAATGCACCTACGCCCAGAAGATTCTCTTCCGGTGCTTGGCTGGTGGCTGGCTGGCTGGCGACGAGCAGCCCGTTGCAGCAGCCCCTGCTGAAGAAGCCGCTGCCCCTGTCGAGGCTCCGGTCGAGGAGACCAAGAGCGACCTCATCAAGCGGGCCGAGGCCAAGCTTGAGAAGGAGAAGGACAACGTCGAGCAGGTCACTCTGATCCTGCACCACCTCGACATTCTCGTTGAGCAGGGGGCCGTCACTGCCGCCGACTGCAAGCGGCTGCGGAAGAAGTACGGCAAGGCCATCAAGCAGGAGGTGGCCAATGATGTCTGACGCAGAGATTGACCAGCTAGAGCGGCTGATCGTCTACAGCGACCTGAACCAGCTTCCGCTGATTCTGATGCGGGCAGTCCCAATGCTGTTCGCGGAACTTCGTGTCGTGCGGGCGGCCTTGGATCAACACACCAACTCTTTCCTAGGAGAGCAGACAGATGATCGCGCATGGTCAGGAGATACCACCGGATTGGCAGGAGCAAATCATCTCGGATTACCAGTCGGGGATGAGCGTGTATCAGGTTCAGATGACATACCAGCAGTTCAGCAGGAAAGGGATTTATCGGATGCTCCACGAACGGAAGGTGATGAGGCCAAGGGCACTGGAAAAGGCAAGGGAAAAAGACCCCGACGAAAGAGAGATACAGAGGCTCCGGGACCTTATCAAGAACTCTTGGACAGAAGAGCAGGCGAGGAGCCGGTGGATCGGGAGGAGCCGCAGCAAGATGCAGGAAATTGGCCACTCCCTATCTCAGGTCCTGCCCGACTAGGGGGTGCCCAATGAAGCCACCAGCAAAGTGCCAATCCCTGCCACTCTTTGATCACCTTCTTAGGGACTACCAAAAGGAGGCGATCACTGCTTTGCGTTCGGACTGGCGGCAAGGCTTGAAGAAGCTGCTTCTGGAACTCCCGACCGGCACAGGCAAGACGCGGACGTTTGTCCTGTTGCCCCGGGAGGGGGCCAGAACTCTGGTCATCGTTCCGCTGATCGAACTGATTGGGCAGACCGTAAAGACGATTCGCTCGTTGAGGAACTGCGAACCTGACATTGAGCAGGCTGATCTCAGTGCCCTGCCCGAGACTGAGTTTGTGGTGGCCAGTTGGCAGACCCTTCTTAGGCACGACAGGTACAAGAAGTTCATCGGCAAGGTGGACTTGGTTGTGGTGGACGAGGCCCACTGGGGCTTCACCATGCAGGCCCGTGACATCTTGCAGCAGTTGGTGGACGGGGGAGCGAGGGTCCTTGGCTGCACTGCCACGGCTTACCGGGCAGACAAGGCTTCGCTCCTTGGGTTCTACGACAAGATTTCTTACTGCTTTTCCCTCCGCAGGGCGATTGACGAGGGTTATCTCTGTCCACCCAAGGTCAAGGTTCACTACGTCAAGTCCATCAACCTGTCGAAGTTGGCGAAAAAGGCATCGTCGGACTTCAACCCTGAGGAGCTAGACCAAATCCTAAGGGCGGAAGAAGTCCTTCACGACATAGCTGCACTGATTGTCCAGAACCACAAGCCTAAGCAGCCAGCCTTAGTGTTCGCCCATTCGGTCAGGCAAGCGACTCTGCTTAGGGACCTGATGCTGGACCGCCACTCGCTGCATTGCAGCTTGGTGCATAGCTATCAGTCCGAAGAAGAGTACCGGGAGGAACTCAAGTGCTTCATGCTTGGGCAACGGGAAGTCATCATCAACGTAGGCATCCTGACCACGGGATGGGATCACCCGCCCGTGTCGGAAATCTTCCTTGCCAAGCCAACGAAGGCTTTGAACAAGTACACGCAGATGATTGGCCGGGGCACCCGCAACCTGACCGGGGTGACGGACGGCCTTGAGACCGCAGCCGAGCGGAAGGCGGCTATAGCAGCCAGCGACAAGCCCTTCTTTATTGTCCACGACCTGACCGACTCCAGCCGTTGCCACAAGCTATGCACCGCTCTGGACGTTCTTTGCGACCAGAAGAAGGACATCCGCATCAAGGTCCGAGACAGCCTCAAGGACGAGGCCACGCTGGAAGAGATCGACGCCGCCGTTGCCGCCGAGATGGAAGCCGAGCGAGAAGCCGCCCGCCTGCAGAGAGACACGGAGCGGAAGCGTCGTGAGGGGCTGGTGCTGGGCGTCACGTTCGACAGCTACGACCACGACCCCTTCGGCCGACCAGACCGCGACACTCCCAGACGGCGGGAGTTTCGTGCCCCCTTCGGCAAGTGGAAGGGCCAGCCCCTGTCGCAGATTCCCGTGGACTATTTGAGGTGGGCATTGAAGGAGGCCCGCTTGACTCCGATGTGGAAGCAGGCGTTCAAGGATGCCATTGATCGCAAGGCAAACGAGGAGCGTTGGAACACAGCGAAGTAGTGAACAAGGATTGCTGTTGACAGCACCCTTACAACGAAAAAAGAAGGATCGAACAAGCCCCATTCAGGACGGGGCAGACGGTGTACCACCAGCCGGGGCTGCGGCCAAAACGGTGGAGGATTATCAGTGCCTGCCGGGGGTCCGACTGTACGGGCAGGGCATAGGAGCGAGGCTCCCTTGGTACGCAGTGTCAGGGTTCAACGTGGCGAACTGCGAAAACAAAATCACTCCACGGGTAAAGGTCCGGCATGGCTCCGAGCGGCCCGATCTAGCCGACTTCCTGCTATTTGCAGGGAGTCGGTCTGCAATCACCAAGCAACCCAGTGCTGGGCCGAGGGGAGGGCAACCGACTGTGGAGGTTGCACGACCTGCTGCTGACGAGAATTTTCAGTAAAGAGATTTACCAATGGAGGTTACCCAATGAGCGATGTAATGCCGTTTGGAAAACACAAGAGCAAGACAATGGATTCCATTCCAATGCCTTATCTCCTGTGGTGTGTCAAGGAAATGAAGAAGTGTCCCTTAATCGTAATACAAGAGATTGATAGAAGAACCGGACTTGATGGTTTGTCAGGTAAGTCCATCAGGAAATACCAGCGAATCAAAGAAACTGGGGGGCTGACATACAAAGGCACAATCGTTGGCCGCGATTACCGAAGGCTGAGGGAAGAGTTTGAGAGGGCTGATGGAGACCCGAGCGATTGCCCGTTTGATACCGAAGATTACCAGTACACAGGCCCGACCATTCACTGGGTTGGCGGGCACTCTGTTGTTTCACCCAGCGAGTTTCCTAGGAGCAGAGCATGAAGATCAAATGGAAGACTGACCGTATTGAAATTGAAGTTGATGGGGCCGACACCAAAGACTGTTTTGCTGAATTGGCAGGGGCCATCGAAGTGTTCGGTGTCTCCACATGCGGAGCCTGTGACAGCACCAACACTGTCCCGGTCACCCGAGAGAACAAGGGCAATCACTTCTACGAAGTCCGCTGTGTTGACTGCGGGTGCAGCATCGGCTTCGGCCAGAGGAAGAGCGACGGGGCCCTGTATCCAAGGAGAAAGGATCAGGACGGCAACCTGATTGGCACCAATGGCTGGTCCAAGTGGTCGAAAAGGGAGGTGGACAGCCCATTCTAAATCCCCATCTGTAGGTAGTCGGGCACATAAAAGGTTATGTGCCAAACTACTACTACAGGATTGGGCAGGCTTACGTCGCAGCCATGCTGTTATGGTGGCTGCTGACCCCAGCAAGACCACAGCCCAAGTACTACATCCCAAAGCCAGCACCCAAACCCGAAAGCGTAGTCCGTGAAACACCGGCTACGCCTAGGGTTGAAGTGCAGGTAAAGGCCCCTATCAAAGAAGCATCAGAGAAGTCACAAGATAAGACTCCTCATTTTAACGATGCCTTGCCAAAGCCCTCTATTGCACCGCTAGAGGCCGACTCCCTGAAGCTGCTATCGGGAGTGTGCCCGCCCATCAGAAAGGCTCCTGAGGGCCAGTATCCGCCAATACTGAAGGAGCTTGTCAGCCGGGTCAAAAACCCGTCCGCATTTCAGGACCACAGTGACCCGACTGATCTCGTCACTTGGACGCACGAACTGACCCACGCAGCCAGCAATCAGGTCTGGAACAAGAGGGGCAAGCACGGCATCTACCTGCTGGACGGCAAGGGGATCGTGCTGCCCCACCCCGAGATCACCATAGAGCAAGTTGCCAATTCAATCCCGGCCAACCGCCGGGGAAAAATCTACAAGCTCTATCTGGTTGACCAGCGTCGGTGGTGGAACGACTCGCCCTTGTATCTCTGTGACGAGTGGTGTGCGTACACCCATGGTGCCATTGCCCACAAGCAAATGGGCTGGGGCTCACGACGCAAGGACACGTTCCAGTCAGCCAAAGAACTTGAAGGGTACGTCCGCGAGATGCTGAAGGTCATTGAAATAAGAGACCCGGACTACCCCGACATGGTCAGGCTCAAGCAGTTCGTGGAGTACCAATCTCGACGGTTGCCGTAGTGAACAGAGATTGCTCTTGACCTTGCCCTTACTCTGAAAAAACACGGAGGGCAAGATGAGCAAAAAACTGGATCGCATCCGCAGACAGCTAGAAGCTTACGTTCAACTCTGCGAACGCTGCTGTGTTTGCCGATGGCCAAAATACAGGCCCGGCAGACGGATGGAGCTTCATCATATTGTGGGCAGGCGTCGAGGCATGGACGCCCACGACCACAGAAATCTTTGCCTGCTGTGCCGCGACTGCCATGAAGGCTTTCATGCTGGCGGCAAAAAGAATCTCACGCTTGGCAACATTCTGTTCGCCAAGAAAGAAGAGGACGGCGAAGAGATGCTCGACCTCTCTTTCCTTGCGTGGCTTCTCGGCAGAGTTGGACTGAAGGAAGACCCGACCCCTCTCCCCGAGTGGGCCATCGAAGAAAGGGAACGCAATGAAAAGTTCAGGTAAACCCCTGTTCTTTTTTGACGAAGAGTTTGCGGCCGAGGTCATGGCTCATTCTTGGGCAGGCAGCGGCAATGGGTACATCCACGCCACCATCAACCGCAAGCAAGTTCTGCTTCACAGGTTTTTGTGGAAGCTCAAGAACGGCGAGTACCCAAAGATGGTGGACCACATCAACAGAATCAAGACAGACAACAGGATGTCGAACCTCCGTGCGGCGACGTTCAGAGTCAACAACATCAACAGGAAGGCGTCATCCAAAAACGGAATGCCGAGGGGGGTGTATTACGACAAGCACCTTTCAACAAATCCGTACAGGGCCCAGTGCTGCGGAAAGTATCTCGGACGATTCAGCACACCGGAGGCAGCTTCGGCTGCATATCAGGCGGCAGCAAACGCGGAGATCGTCAAAGACCAGCAAGGAGGTAAGTGATGGCCTGTAATTCTCGGCAGAAGGGAAAGCGTGGAGAGTTGGAACTGTGCCAAAAATTAAGGGAGGTGTTTCAGTGGGACGTTCGTCGTTCGGTTCAATACTGCGGGGATGCTGGGGACTCCGATCTGATAGCAGTGCAGGCCCCCAACCTGTTCATAGAGTCGAAGCTGGTGCAGAACCTCAACCTGCACAAAGCAATGGCCACAGCAGTGGAGCAGGCTGGTGGCATGACGCCCGCAGTCTTCCACCGAAAGGATCGAACGGGCTGGCTGGTGACGGTACGGCTGGAGGATGTCAGGTCGTTCGTGGCCCTGATGGAGAAAGCATTGAGCAGTACCCTTCGGGAGCTACCCGAGGAAGAGTCACCGAAAGATTCGACCTGATCCCAATGGCGGGGCTAAGGGCCATGGCAAGAACCATGGCAAGAGGGGCAACCCGCCATGGAGAAAAGAACTGGACCAAGGGAATGCCCGTTGATCACTGCATAAACCACGCCTTCAATCACATGGCAAAGTTTATGGAAGGTGACACGGCAGAGGAACATCTGGCCCATGCAATGTGCAATCTCGCCATGGCCATCCATTTTCTGGAGCAAAACAAGTGTCAGGAAGTATAGAAGCAGACATCTTGGAAGGCGGCTGGCGGGCTCTCTGCGCAGGGATGCTGCTCCAGACCGTCAAACGTCTGGCAGCAGACACAAACCTTTACCACCGAGCGGCCTACGTCAAAGGGGGCCACACCGGGGGCAATGACAAAGAAGGCATCTACCAAAGAACTCAGGCCCGTCGCTGGATAGAGGGTGGCATCGGCCAAATCCAGTTCGATGAATGCTGCGAGGCTATTGGGGTAGATTCCTCCCGCGCGCGTGAAAAAATTCTGGAACATTGCCAGAAGCTGAAGCGGAAAAAACCGGGGCCCGAATTTTATGACGAGCCCTAACCTAGGACAAAAGAAAAGAGGGAGGCCAAGAAAGCCGACCAAGAAGATCGGACAGCCTCTCCCCTGCTACGAGTGCGAGGCACCCGGGGAATACTACACTGACACGTTTGGCATAGTGGACGGGCAATGGAGATGCCGAAGCTGCCACGAAGCTGCCTGCAGGCGTGTCATTAGGAGCGACTACTACTTCCGATATGGAGATCGGTGATGCTCAATGCAGATCAGCAAAAGCTGGTCGAGGAAGCTATTAAGCTGGTGCCGGTTTGCATCAACGTGTTCATGCAAACCATGCCCTGCCTCAGGTCTGTGGCCGCAAGCTGTGACTTGGAGTCCGCTGCCTACATGGCCTGCTGCAAAGCGGCCAAGACCTACGATCCCGGCCGGTCAAAGAACCTCAGTGCCTACTTCTCGGTGGCCATAAAGAACGGGATGCTCCGAGAAGTTCAGAACGAACTGAAGACGCAGGCCCACAGTGTCCTCAGGCTATCCCTGTCGCAGGCCCAGCAAAGACAAAAGCCCAAGAGCCAGCCCCCGGATGCCGCCATCAGCAGCCTCATGCGGCTGACAGAACAAGAGCGGGAGTGGATTGAGCGTTTTGTCTTTGAGGAAACCAGCTTCAATGCCTTGGGCAGGGACGCAGGCTGTGCCCCCAAGACTGCAAAGCGGAAGCTGATGTCCCATCTGGACCGCCTTCGTCAGGCTTACGAAGATGAACCGCTTGCTTGAGCGTGTTGCTCTTCCATTTCCAGCAGCCTCACCCTGAATGGCTTGGTCAGTTTGACTTTGCCAATAGTTTTTTTCCACGCCATTATGGACGCGGTCACTGGATACCCTTCTGCCCTTGCCATCAGGGAGAACTCTAGGAACTGGCGGTCGTACTCCGAAGTCGCCTTTCTTTTCGTGGGGCTATTGCGAATCCGCTTGATCTTCTTGAAGTAAAGCTCGTTTGAGATTTTCTCCAGCGTCATGCCGGATAAAAACTTGGCACGGACCATCTCAATGATCTGGCGTTCCCTTATGTCAGGGACAAGGTGCCTTTCTTTCCCGACGCCAATCGACTTCCATCCGGGCGGCAGCGAACAAGACGGCGGCAGACCCCGTGCTTTCCGTGCCTCCAGTGCCTCCCTTGTACGGGTGCTGATCCACGATCTTTCCAGTTCCCCGAGCAGCATCATCAAGTGGCACACGAAAGAACCCATGGCCGTGCTTGTGTCCAACTGAATGTCGAGCGAGTGAACTGCAATGCCCTTGGTCTTGAGCAGGTTGAAGGTATTGGCACCGTCCATCACGCTTCGGAAAGCCCTGTCCATTTTGTGCCAGATAATCGCATCCCCCGGCTGAGCCAGAACAAACAGCTCTCTGCCCTTCGGCCGCTCAGTGAATGGCTGGGCCCCTGAAACATCCTTGTCTTCATAGGCCCCGCCCCACTCAAACCCCTCCTGTTTCAGCTTGCCCTCGTAGTATCTTTCGATGGCAGCTTTCTGTACGTCAAAGGTGAGGTCCTGCCTTCCAGTGCTGGCACGGCAGTACCCGTAAGCTTTTGGCATGGTGTCCTCCTAAGAACAAACATCAAAGACTTTGGTGAGTTCAACAAGTTGACGAGCCTTGATCATGGCAAAGTGATTTGCCGCCTTGAGCATTGTCAGAACACAAGGATGGGACCCCGGCGGCAAGTCATAGAAACAAACGATGGTCGTATTCCACAATGAATGCTCTTTGGGGCAAACGCGCCTCCTGAGGTAGTAAGACCTTCCGCGAAGGCTAAAGGGCCCAGCGGAAAACCTGTTGGACTCCTCAAAAAACGGAACGTACCCGAGGTTCATAAGCGAACAGTGGCGTTCAAAGAACGTCTGGTCAACCAGCTTTCTTTTCATGGTCACTCGTTCCTTTCTTTTGCTTCCCGGTCTTTCTGCCAGTGGTGTTCGGCGTAACGAACCGCAGCCAGCACCTTCTCCTTGGTCTCCTTGTCCAAGAAGTTGCTCTCCGATTCCGCTGCCATCACAGTGGCAGAGCGGGCCACGATGATCCACATTCCTTGCTCGACTTTCTCAGTCCACGCTGGCTTGCTCATAGGTATTCCCTCCACGAAAACTCCAAGGACCTACACCCGGGCCGTCGCTTGCAGGCCCCCTTCTTCTCGCAAGCCTTCAGGTGATTGGTGACAGCAGCCGGTGATCGAAAGCCAAACTTCTTGCATATCTCCCGATACGATGGCTGGTACCCAGACTTGTAGATGGTGGATGCGATGAACCCGAGGATGTCTTCTTGAGTTGGCGTCAGTACTTTGTTCTTGGTTGTCATTGGTTCTCTCAGTTTGAGGCGGCTTCGGCAGACAGGGCGGCACACACAGGGCAGCGATCCGAATATCCATTTGTCAGGATGTCGGCCCGCATGACGGCTTCGTTACCGCAGTCGCAGACAGCCTTGACGTAGGTGAACAGCCGCTCCTCCATCTCCACTACCTCCCCGGTGGACAGAGCCTTGAGTCCGGTGGCCACGAAAACCTCAGCGGTCTCTTTGTCCACCCAGAATTCAGCAGCTTGAGGGTGGAACATGGCTGAGGCTGTGGGCCAGAACTTGCAGATCAGGCAGTTCGGGGTATCGCACTCTGGTGATTTGTTTTTGTGGGTATCCATTGATCTATTCGCTCCGTGAAAAAAGAAGGCCAGCCCGGCCCCGTGTTCGGGAACCGGGCTGGCCAATGATCAAGCAGATTCCATGAACGTGACCTTGTTGCCGTTGATCTCGAAGAGTTCGTACTTCTTGCTACGAGACTCACCGAGAACCTGAACCCAGTGCTGCTTGGTGCAGCCAACCCGCACCCTCACAGCCTCACGGCCATGCTGCAGCTTCTTGACACACACCTTGTAGCCGGGGGTGTCGGCACCCACCCGCTCCACGACAAGCGTCTTTTGGGTCTCATCGAACACAACCACAACCCGATCACCGTCAACGTACCGAACCCGATCCTGCACTCCCGTGGAGAATGAAAACTCCATGGCAAGTGAACCGGAGCGATAGCCCCGGGGAGAAACCGTCAGGTCAAACTTGCCTTCTTGGCGGCGAGCTTTGACCGGAGAAAACACGATAGGCATAGAGCCCTCCTTGGTTACCGAGAGTACCTGCGACACGCATACCACCGACCGTCCGAACCACGGGCCACGCCCTCATCAACAACTGCCATCCCACTGTTGGAATAGCAGCAGTTGCGAAGAGCCTGCTGGGGAGTCGAGCCAACGCCCACCCCCTCGTACCCGCTGTTGCCACCGTAATGACCCATCCTTCGGAGCCTTGCCATCAGATTGGCCACACCTTGAGCGGTCGCAGTCTCCAACTTGGAGATCACGCCGCACTGGCCGTTACGGCAGGACGGTTCAGCGAAACACTGGCCGCATACAATCAAAGACAAAAGACAAATAACAAACCTCATTTGAATCCCTTCAAGTAAGAGAAACCCCGGAGCAGAGGATGCTCCTCTGCTCCGGGGTAAAGATCACCCGTTCAGAAGCTGTTCCAGTTCGTCCTGCGGCTCGACCTCGTCCGCTTCCTCGACCTCGACCTTGGGCTCGACAACCTTGGCCGCAGCCTTGGCCTTGCCCTTGGGCTCAGCGGTGCTGGTTCCCGCAGCCTGCATTGCCGCCTTGGCACGGTCGATCAGGCTCATCTTGGGCTTGGCACCCAAGATCGGAAGGCCGAGGCCCTCGCGGTTCAGTTCGTACACCCGCTGGTACACCGTGATCGGAGACACCCCGATCTTCTTTGCGAATTCCTCCTTGGTCAGGCCAGCCTTGTGGGCGGCGAGATAAAGGGGAATGAACTGCTCAATCGGCATCTTCGTCTTACTGGCCATCGGCTTTGTTCTCCTCAAACTCTTCGGCTGTGTCCGTACTCTCGGCCACCAACGCAGCGACACGAGATTCAATGCCCTTCTTCCGCAGGTACTCAACCCGATCCAGTGCTTCGTCCACTGATAGGTAGTGGGCGGGCAGGTTCAGGTACTCATCGTCAGTGTCAACGGTCCATTTGCCACCGGCTTGCTGCCGGTAAACAACCATGTACCCGTAGACGTTCAGAGGTATCGCTCGTTCTTCCATCAGCAGTTGTCTTTCATGTTGTGCATTGCATCCCCATAGAGAAACGCCGTCACAAGGCTGAAGATGTGCAATAACGCAAGGCACTCCGCAGCCAACTGGAAATAATTGAAGCCGCCATTTCTGGTCAGCACCACGAAAGTTGCATACGCTGCAACCACCGCAGTCCGTTGCTTGTATGTCTTCCGTGAAACCAATGCTGGTTCCATGGTCACAAGCCAGTAGTAAATAAACCCCAGTGCCACCGCAGCACTGAGGTAAGGCAGTGCTTGGTTCAACACAGTGGCAGACTCCCCATCAGAAGCTTCTCTTCAATCAGAAGGCTGATGTTTTCAGGGGTCTCCGCAACCGGGTCTTCTTGCTCAAACAACTGGTCGAACCCAGTCCCAAAACCGATGACGCGAACCTTGTCCCGATGCTTCGGCCACAAGACAATCTTGTTTTCGTCCTCGCTGTAAACGTGCTTCTCACCGTAAGCCGCCCACCCCCAGTACCGATGCAGGCCCCCTCGATTTTCAATGGGTGTCGCTGGGTCATAGGCTTCCAGCGAGTGGTATGCCCGCTCCAGAAGCACCGACTTATCCGTGACCGCACGCAATGGCTCGCCCCTCGGCACATCGCCAAGAGTTCTGTAGTGCCTCGACAACTGGGACCCGTAGCCAATGGGGTCAAGCAAAGCGTTGCCGTGCGGCACGATCTGCATGACGATGCCGCCCCACGCTGACCCATACTCGGAAGTCACGAATCGTTCATCCCACGACAGCACAACCTCAGGCAGGTAGCACAGCGTCGGGTTGTGGTTTTCGTCCCGGGCCAGCACCGTCTGCCTGCCGCCCATCCCGGAAACACGGACAGACTGAAGGCGGCTCTCGACCTTGAACTTGTCCACCATGGCAGCGGGGAACAGCGTCAGGCTCAGGCCCTTGTGCCTTTCGCACATCCTCGACGCCATCCGATAGGTCTCTGCCGCAATCTTCAGCACCTTCTTCATGTCGCACATGCCGGTCATGCACTCGAAAGACCGAAGCCATTCCGAACGCTTTTTGCTGGCGGCATGGAAGAACTGATAGTTGGCCTGAACGCTCTGATTCATGCAGCCTGCAATCACTTTGTGAACCAGTTCGCGGTCATCAACAAACGCCCCGGTCTCGTCATTCAAAACAACGTGACTACTCGGAACACCGGGCCTGCCCCGACCGCCGCCTTTCCACACACCAGTCATAGCCAAAGACCCGTCAGCGTTGTGATACAGGCATTTGGTTACTGGCGAGTTGACATACGTCCTGCACTTCACACCCTCAGGCAGGGTGATCGGCAGGTACTTGTCCGTCAGCCGCTTTCGATACTGGGTTGCCGTGAAGTGAAAGCTGTAGAAGCTGTACAGCTTTTCCTTGTGCCGCACGGAAAACACGCGGCAGTACTCCTCTTTGCCTTTCACTCGGATCGCAAAGTAACTGGGGGTAGAGTTGTGTGAATTGCAATCCAGCTTGACCACTGTTCCGCTCAGCACCTTCTCCGATCCGCCAGTGATCAGCCGCTCGTACTCTTCAGGGTCTCTTTTCATCAGCGACATGGCCTTCTTCGCAAGCCATGAAGCTGTGGCAATCTTCTTGTTGTTCACAGTTCCTCCTTGTTTGGTGCATCGGGAATCCGAACCGTCTTGGCCCACGGCGGTATGCCTTGGCAGTCCGTCGTGCAGGCCACAATCAACTGCCCCTTGGTGGGCTTGCTTGGCCATGGGGTGTAGCCGTCCGTCACAAGCACAATCACATCCGGCCGATACTCTTTCTCAGCGTGGGCAATCGGGATTCTCATGTCCGTCCCGCCGCCCCCAGCCAGAACGAAGTCCTGACTGACTGCCGTCAGCACCCTGTCCCCGGTAACCCGAGCGTCACAGGTGATGACCGGCAGCTTGCCGATTGCCTTGAGCCCCTGCTGCACGACAACCAGTGCCTTGGCCAGACACTCCGAAGTCATTGAGCCGCTGGTGTCGATCACACAGGCAGCACTTGGGGAGTACCGCTGCTGGCCTTTCAGCCGGGTGTCATCCGGCATGATGGACTGACGCCGACTCATCCTCCGGTAGGTCGAGTCAGGAGCCCCACGGCTATTGGCAATAGCCTTGGCAACCGTGGACCGCAGCACATCCCAAGGATTGGGCTGAGGCCGAAGCTTGTTCTTGATGACACGCTTCAGTTCACCGGGAATGGTCCCGATTCCACGCTCCTGCTCTTCCTCTTCGATCTTCTGCTCAATAGCCTCAAGCAGCTTGTCTTCTTGGAAGGTCTCCCAGTTGTCATTGGGCTCCTCCTCGTAATCACGGGGGTCACCGTCAGCACCAGACCCGCCGCCTACTTTGTCGAACTCGCTGTCTTCGTCAGCATCTTCGTCGCCCGAACTGCTGTCTCCGTCTTCGTCATCTTCAGCAGGGCCCTTGCCAGAAGTGTCTTCCCCTCTCTGGTCATCGCCACCATCATCGTCCTCGCTTTCGCCACTGTCGGTTTCGGGGGACTCGTCATCGCCAGACTCGTCGCTCTGGTCAGGCTCGTTGTTCTCGTCATCACACTCAGTCTCCGGGCCATCACCCTTGGGCCCCTCGCCACCACCGCCACCACCCTGCTGCTTCTCCGAAATGATGGAGTAGATTTCCTCCACCGTCAGATTCTTTTCAAGCTTCGGGTACTTGGCTTGCAGAGTGGGGAACGTGACAGGGTTGCCGGGGGCGTGTTCGGCAATAGCCTCCATCATTTCCCACACAACCAAGTCAACCGCGATGTTGTACTTGCTGCGTTCCCGCTTGCTCGGGGTCTTGCCGATGATCTTCTCGGCACGGTGGCAATGCCTGAGGATCAGGTGCATTGCTTCGTGCAGAACAACGTAGGACCCCTGCTCCAGCGTCAGCTTCTCGCAAAACGCTGGGTCGTAATAAACCCGTCCGTACATATCCACTGCCATCGTCCCCAGCCCCGGCCTTTCAACTGGGACAAGGGAGTAAACGTAGGGAGACAGGTACGGGAAGTACTGATAGGTCATCATGCGGAAGTGACTGAACAATTCCGCAGGTGTAACCACTGCTGCTGCTGTCATTAGGCCCTCCTTCTGCGAACGGCATCGGGGATGTCCTTGCCGAACTCGGTGATGTTCTTGATCGTCTTAGCCGACAGTGCCGTACCCTCCGGGCGGGCCTGAACCAGATGCCGAAGCTGGCTCAGTACAAGGTCTCGGGCGTTCTTGCCGACGTTGTTGGTGAAAACTTCCACCGCAGCGTCGAGCCGATCCTGCGAGTAATCCCGCCGGATGCACGACACCAGCGAGGTAAGCAGGGCCGAAGCCAAGTCAATCCGCTTCCGGTCGAACACAAACGTCGCGGTCCCGGCAATCACAGCTTCCGGGTCCACCAAGTCCAGTTCGCTGACGTACCGGAAGAAGTTGGACCCCACCGTCTTGCCCACACAACCGGCGGCAAGCTGGCTCTGGATGTGAGCCGGTGCCTCAACCGACTCGGCAGCAGCCAAGCAATTCCGCAGGTAGTGCCAAGTCCGGGGAGTCGGGAACGCCTTCTCGTCATCGTTCTGCGGAATCAGAATCCGCTCGTTGCTGTTCTTACGCAGGTAGCCGGTGATCATGTGGCCCCACTTGATGGCATGACGCCGCCAATCGGATTCCACAACCGGAAACCAAGGGGAACCCCAAGCGTCGTTCTCAGACTCCATACCGGCCTGCCAGCTATCGAAGTCGTGCTTCCACTCGCAATGGAAGAAGCGGTTGGCCATCGACTTCTCAAGCGGGCTGGCATTGGGAGCCATGTGGGCCGGGTTGCAAGCCGCAGCCATCAACGTGTCCGGGTGGATGACCAGACTGCCAAGCCGCCGCTCCGTCAGCATGGACAGCAGAGCCGCCCGCATTGCCGGTGGCACCGTGGTCAACTCGTCAATGAACAGCAGGGCCCCGGGCCGACTCAGCCGCTCAGCCCACCGGGGCGGAACCATATCGAAGAACGCCTTGCACGAACTC